ACTGTCTTTTTATATATTTACTACATTTTTGTTCCCGTAAGACCTTATCACAGGCTGGGAGAAAGGAGAAATCATGGAAAACAAAAAGTACGATGCAGAACTCGCGCATTTGTTTGCTCATCACAGTGTTGCTGAGTCCACGCCATATGAGGTTCTGGACAAGGCATACAGCGAGTATGGACACACGGTATGCGTCTTGGCTCTGTACCAGCTTCTTACGACGGGTCGTGAGTTGATTCGCGCCATGGAGCATCCTGCTGCACTGGTAGAGACCATTACGGGGGTATTCCCACCGGATGTGAAAGAATCCGCCGCAGAGGTCATGCTCCTGATGGCAAGGGCTGATATTGACGTGCTGCTCGCCTTTGTGCAGCGCATCGTAAAGCCGTTCGAAGACCCGATGGGTCAGCGCATCCCGTTCCTTCACCCTAACGGCGACGAGGAGGATGTTTGCCCTGTATGCGGCGCTGAGGTCGAATATCAGGGCGACCGTGACATCGACTACAACGATGGTACGGAGGTGAGCTGGGAATGCCCCGTCTGCAAGGCGTTCGGCAAGGCTCTGTACCACGACACCTTCCTCCAGCACGAAGCAGTGATGGATGGGAATGGCGATTGCGTACACGACCGCGTCTGAGCCTCCACGTTCTCAGGGTCTCAGAAAGGAGGAAAGACATGACAAAAAACTTTAAGGCGGTCATCGAAACGCTGAGTGAGGTCGGCTACTATCTTGCCTTTTGTTTTCTTGTTGCAACCAAGACTGTCAAAATACCTTTCAAAAAACTCGCTTCCGCTGCGGAGGCGAACATTAAGGGCATTGGCATATGGCTGGAGCACGCGGAAAGAGAGGCTTACCTCGCTCGCAATCAGTCTACCCCGCTTGAAGAACTGATTCAGAATCTGGAGAGCGAAATTCTTCGTGTTACTTATTTTTGCCTTGACCCTCGTATTCGCGAGGTATTCAAGAAAACAGATATTGCGAAGATTACTGAACTCATTGAAGCCAATGGCTCCAATATGGATGACCTCGATGCCTTGAGGCCAGTAAAAGGTGTGTTTGAGACCTATGTTTCCTTGCTATATCAGCAGAATGAGACGCTCGGCATTGACCTTTTTGCTTCTCCTCCAATCGGGGCCTGCTGCATCTACTTCAATGGGGGTCTTCAGAGCTTCATTGCATTCAAAACCGAGGAAAAAGCAAGGTCTTTTGCTGAAGCAAACGGTCTTGAAAAACCGTTCATATCCTTCTTCAAAATGGACGTCTGTTGGCAGCCATTGGACGGAGGTGCTTCAGCATGATGGGCAACGTTGTGAGCAACAGAATCCGAAACGCTCGCAAAGCACTTGGTATTTCGCAGGTAGAGCTGGCTAAGAGCTGCGATGTCACCTCTCAAACCGTCTACAAGTATGAGGCGGGCAGAGTGGAAAATATCCCTCTCAACACTCTGGAGCGTTTTGCTGCCGTTCTGGGTGTCTCCCCCGCTTATTTAGCGGGGTGGACGGATGCCACATCAGGCGCGAGCAAGATGGACGTGCAGGTGAAGAGCCCTACACTTCTCTGCGCGGCCTGTCCCATTTGCGGGAGCGTGAAGTTCGGTCCGAAACACGACAATGTGTACGGTCCGGAGGTGTGTTGCTTCGATTGTGGAACCTCTTTCCGTCTCGACACGGAGCAGTTTCCACTGAAGACCGTTCGCATTGGTTTGTCGCTGCTGGTGTAACCGGCAGCTCTGAAAAAAGAAAGGAGAAAAAAATGACTATTACCCGTAACATTCAGATTCCCGACACCAAAAACACCATCACCGTCGAAATCGAGTTGTCCTGCAGCGAGCTGGAGACCGCATATCGTGAACAGGAGCGATACTACCGGCTGATGGATGCGGAAGGCCAGCTCTGCACGTATCTGGGCTTCGACGTCAGCGACTTCGACCCTGATAATGAGGACGACGCCGAGAAGCTGGAGAGCTTCAAGGAAAAGTTCGGTGACACTGAGCCGATATCTCTGGTCGATGAGGAGTCTCCGAACTATGTGCTGAACGATATCGTTGCTCAGTTTGAGCACGATGCCGACTGCAACAATGACGTGAATTCCACTTGGCAGAACGCCGTCGAGGAAGTGCTGAACATCCTGCAGGCGCGTCTCTGCTACGAGGCGGTCAGTGGCGGTGATGAAGCATGAGCCTTCTGAGATTCCCTGAAAAGCGGTATCTCAAGAACGCCATTTACGGCACTGTCACGTTGCTGCCCATCGCGGTGGTAGGCCCGAAACCCTGTGTCGTCTCTGCGAGACTGTATCCGCATCGTTACGATGGGGCGGCATTGTTCCGCTATATCGTAGTGGATGCCGAGAACATCGGCATCATTTACGATGACGCGCAGGGCTATGGCTACAAGAGCGCTGAGGCCGCAAAGCGGGCGTTTTCACACAAATACCACGGGATGTATCCCTCTAACTATGTGTGGCCGCCCGTGCGGGAAACATAATTTTTTGAATAACACAAGCCCCTGCGTCCTCACTTTTGAGGGGACGCAGGGGATGAAAGGAGCAAAGCTATGAAAAGGACAATCGAGATGCCTATTTTGCATCGTGAAATCGCGGAGTTCCTCGACCCCCGTATCCATGAGGCTGCGCCGGGAACTCCGTCGTTTACACTGCATGGTTTTCGCATTGACGACAGGGAGTGTGTGATGGACTGCCTGCCCACCGTGGGACTCATGGTGGGCTACCGCATCGTCGAGACCGGTGAACTGGTTTCAGCGCTGCAGTGCGATAAGGGTGTTTCTGAGGAAAAACAGATTTTCCATGCGTTGCTGTTTGCACCGTGTGCGAAATATCTGGCGACGAAGAACTGCGTGTCTTCCCTGCCTGACGGGTCGTATGGTGATATTGAGTGCTTCTATATCATCTACAAAAACCCTGAGGCACGATGCTGGCTGCCTCGCTGTGAGACTCCTGTCATCGGGGCCGGCAATGCCGAGCAGCGATTCACGACAGAAGTGCGGCTGAATACGATGGATGGCTTTGTAAGCTATCTGTATTTCGATTTCACAACCCGTGGCTCTTGCGGTACAAACTTCTTCAACTCCGTCTGCGAGAACGTCCAGCGTATGCTGCGTGAGGATTGGGACGCTCTGGCTGCCACCGTACCCGCCGTTTCTTACGATGCGGGAAGTGAAATTCTGTCCATCCCCTTCTCGAATGTAAATGGCGATTATACGCTGATGGATTTCGAGAAGAAGTGGGCAGGGGTGCATGAACTCACCTCACTGGTCACGTCGATTCGGCTGGTCAAAAACGACATCACACTGTATAAAGACAGTCGTTTCGATGCGCCGGAAGTGGAGGTCGTCCATGAGTAAGAAGGCTGATGACCGCGTATACAAAGTCAAAATCCAGCGGCCAATCTTCCCTCCCGATGCTCCGTTTCTGGCAATGAGCGAGTGCGGCTGCATCCAGCCGACACTTCTTCAGGCAACACCGGAGCTAAAGGTCCTGCTGGGAGAAAGGCTGAAAGTCTACTGCGACTGTAAGGTCGTGAATGCAAAGCTCGTCATTCTGCGGGAACGCACGGGCGACAACTGGTGAAAGGAGAAGAATTATGGGACGCAAGACAACTCGTTCCGCTGAGGAAATCACCAAGGGAAAACGGGATATGTTCATCAGGACCGCTGAAAAGCGTGTCGGACGTATTCTGGACGGTCTGGATATGCTGGAGTGCCTGTCTACCCGTTATAGCGGGTACTACACTGAGGAACAGGTCAACGCCATGTTCAACGCCATTCGCAAGAAGGTGGATGAAGCCGAGAAGAGCTTCCGGACGAACGGGAAAACAAAGCTGTTTTCCTTTTCCGATGAATCCACTTCCTGCGGAGAGTTCAACCTCAAGGCCGGCGAGCGCATCGGTATCTCGTTGAAGGTCATCAATGACTGCAATATGAGCGTAGCACCCAATAAGCTGGAAGTTGAGACCTTCCCTGACGGCAGCGAACCGACTTACTATGAGCTATTCAACAGCGAAGGTATGCTTTGCTGCTGTGATGGCGAGGTCGTCACTGTGGTACGCACCGGCGTCGATGAAAACGGCGTTGCGGCGGCGTGGCTGTATGCCACAGATTCCAACGGTGAGACTGGGCCTGAGTTTTCTCTGCCCATTGAAGCTCTGAAGGTCGGCGTGTTCCGCTGAATAAATTTGAAAGGAGACAAGTATGAATCAGTTTTGCTACAACTCCCTGTTCGGGTTTTCTGAGAAGGAGCTGGAAAAGATGGAAAACAACCACCGTATCGTAGTTGATGGAGACCTCATCGACTCTGCAAAGGCATATGAAGACATTATGCAGAGTGATGTTTTCAGGCATATATCATGCCGATTTGTCCCGGAGGGCGATGTAAAAAATAAGAGGGGCATCAGAATATACGATAACGTTTTTCGGGCCTATGTAAAGGAACGCTGCTACGTGCTGCCTACTTCCGAGGCGAGCGACGTTTTCTTTGCCGAGGCCGAGAAGGGCTCTGTTGTAAATGTGACTGCCACGGAACTGGCGGAGCTCTATATCCGTGAACGGCTGCATCAGACCAAGGAAAAGCTCATTCCTTTGTCTATGCTTGAGCTTCACCTCCTGCTGGTCATGGGCATCTGCAGCATAAAGGACGGCAAGCCGTTTGGCAAGGACGGAAAGTGGCTGAATGGCTACATCAATGTCTACAATGCTGCGACCTTCCCTGATTTGGTTTGCTACATCACCGGCAAGGATTGCAGAGTGGCGCCGTTTGCCTCGTACACATGGAACGAAATTCTCGCCGTGTGTGAAGGCAACAACAATCTGGCTGTTCGGGCATTCAACGCGCTGCGGGAGGATGCGACACACTCGTGGACTCCTGAGGGAATCGTTGCTTTCTTCACCGATTTAGGCATGGAGGACAGTGCCGGTGAGGATGACGACGAGGACAACCTCATCCACGTAGAGAAGCACTACGAGGTCTCTGGCGGTCTGGCGAAGGCTCTCGGTTACGAGGGCGACCTGTTTGCCATGGACGTTGCGGATTTCAACCGCGTCTCTTCGCGGCTGAGGAGCCTGCACTGCCTCGTCGAAGCCATCCCTGAAATCATCCATGACAGAGACTTCAGGCGTTTTGCTTCCATGAACATGAACAGCTATTGGAACGTGCTTCTGAATTTGGCGCTGACCAATCTCATTGAGGACCTGCGTATCCATGCTATTGCGCGTCACTCCGGAACCGGTGTTTCCATCGACGTCAATGGCGTTGCTCCGAAAGAGGCTGCGGGCGCGTTTGCCAATTTCGCGGACGAGCAACTCCCCTGAGATTTTTCTCTCGGAAAAACACTGATTTTCACACTAAGAAAAGCTCCTTCGGGGGCTTTTCTTTTTTTGAAAATAGCGCGATGATAATTGGCTTTTCAAAGTCGAGATGAATGCACAACAGCTTGAAGGAAACGATTGACAAAATATTTGAATGTGGTAGTATAGTAGTATAATTACGAAGATATTTTTATAAGGAGATTTATCTCCGATTCAAAGTCACATCAAATATTCAAGGCAGTTGTTCTCGTTTGGGAACGGCTGTCTTTTTATATATTTACTACATTTTTGTTCCCGTAAGCCCTTATCACAGGCTGGGAGAATGGAGAAACAAATGGATTATCAGAAAGTACAGGAACGGATGCAACGCATCAAGGACACGCAGTTCGCCAAGCACCGCGCCCACATTCACAACCGTGGGGACATCGTCGTTGTGGACTGGAAGCGAGATAACACAAACGCCTATGCTGTCCAGTATACGTTCTACAAGAACCACGTCTTCATCACCGGCGACCTCGGCGACGCCATCTTCAACTGCACGTGGCAAACGTGGACCACTGAGAAGCCCTACAAGAACGCACCTGTGGGCTGTGGACGGCCCAATAAGTTCAAGCCCATCTCCCTTGAGTATCTTGAGGAGAAGCTGGGCGCATTCAGGGAAAACGATGTGTATGAGTTCTCCTCGGTGGAAGCCAAGGAAGAAATCAGGCACTACCGTGAGTACGTGTCTAAGGACTATAAGGACGACTTCAAAGACCTGCTGAAAGCGACGGAAGGCTATCGTTTCTGCGATGAGTGGCGCAACTACATCATCTCCAACTACGACATGGTGGAGGGGATGTTCAGCGATTCCGAAGTCATCGCGGATATCATGGATGCCGGCAAGACGTTTGGCTGCCGCTACCTGAGTTGGGTGGCTGGTATCCAGATGATTGAGCAGGCTATCGCAGATGGCACTGCCATCTACGACCCTATCCGCGTGGAATCCAACCATCGCACTGCGGTAAGCCTTATTGCCGATGTCGGCAACGGGACTATCTCTGTGGAAGCGATTGACCCCTGCGAAAAGGGACTCCACACGGAGGTGTTTGTAAGCGTGCAGGATAAGGATGGGTCCAACACACAGGATTTGGCCTACATCGGTCAGACCTACGAGCGTAACGAGGATAAGAGCAGCGATGCTGATTTTGTCGCTAAGGACTCCATGACCGTGCGTGTGTGGACTGAGGCGGAGAACGAAGACTACACCAAGGAGTATGTTGTCGAACGCTACCATGAGGCCGACTGAAAGGAGAAAAGTTGTGAGCGCAAAAAGAGCTGTCATTGAGCAAAAGTTCAAAAAGATGGAAGCTGAGGCAAAACGCCTCGGCGTTACGCTACTGACCAAACCTGAGGCTTTCATTGATGATGACCACCTCGATATACCCTGCGATACGCTCAGGCGCAAGGACTCACCGTTCACCGCGTCTGAGACGGGGCAGGTTCTCGAAAGGAGCTCCTTTGGGAGCTTCTTTTCGCGCAAAAGGAATTGACAAAATAACGAAACGTGGTAGTATAGTAGTATAATTACGAAGATATTTTTATAAGGAGATTTATCTCCGTTTTTCAAGTCACATCATTTATAAAAGACAGTTATTCCTTCATGTGGAGTAACTGTCTTTTTCATATATATTACCTCTTAAATTTCGTGTGAGCATAAGTTTCCTGACCGTTTTGAGACGGAAGGCAGCTCAAGAAAGGAGAAAAAATCATGGAAAGAGCTATCAACAGAGAGCAGGACAACTACCGCTTTGTCACGAGCGTGGAGAGCGAGCTTCTGCAGGAAGTTCAGGAGATGGAGCAGAACAGCCGCTGGCTGCCCGGTGTTCCTTCCAAGAGCATCCACGTAGTTCCGCTGGAGCCCATTGAGGTCCCCATTGTGGTGCAGAAAATCGCTGACGACCCCATGCTGACCCGCAAGGTAACGCTGGATGCGGCGATGGAAGCCGCTGACCCCAGCATGGGTTCCCACTTCATTGTGACCAACGAGCCCAACGCATGGGTACTGCGCGACACCGCCATCGGTTCCCTGCATAACACCGCGAAGCTGTTCGGCTCCGCATTCTCCCGTATGACGCCCTACTGCTCCGCAGAGGTGCTGAATAACGGGCTTCGTGCGGCGCCGGATAAGAGCCTGACCCTTCTTCTGGAGCGTTATGGACGCATCGCGGCCCTGCATTCCGATAACGGCGGCGGCTACCGCGTTATGCCCATCTCCGAGCTTCTGGCAGTAACCATTCGGAAGCTGAACGACAGATTCGGCAAGGTGGAATTCCTCGGCGGAGAAAACAGCCACAGCGCCACGGTATGTATGTGGGCGCTGCCTGACAAGCAGGATGAAATGCTGACTATCTATGAGGATGCACTGGACGCACACGGCATTACATCAGTTCATTCTATGAACATGATGCCGGTCGTCAAGTTCTTTTCCTCTGATACCGGCAATAGCTGCGCCACGGCAGTACCCTATTTCCAGAAGCCAGCCGGCAACTGTGTTCGCTTCACTGATGGTATTGCTGTCAAGCATACCAGAAGCAGCAACGGTAAGGACGGAGTTCCCGCCTTTGAGGAGGCGTTGGACGGTCTGTATGCACAGTTCATCGACATGACCGAGGCGCTGGACAAGTTGACCAGCGTGCAGGTCGAGCACCCTGAAAATGTGCTTATCGGCCTTGCAAACAAGCTGGGGCTACCTAAAAAGTATGCTGACGAGGCCCGAAAGGACCTTGCCAGACTGACTGCGGGTATGCCCTTTGTCCCCATGCACGACGTATATCTGTCCATGTCGGACATCCCCTTCTACGCCAAGGAAGCCGGTGCTTCCCAGACGACCATCACGAATCTGGAGGAGCAGGTGGCGAAAATCCTTCACATGGATAAGGAGTGGGCAAAGTACGACGTTGGCGGCACCGTCGAATGGGGACGCCAGAGCTACACCTTCCAGCAGGCATCGTAAAGAAAGGAGAAAAAGAAATGAGCATTTATGCCAACAACGACTTTTCCTCTCAGGAGGTTTCCTCCTTCAAGTGTCTTTTTTCCAAGTTCTGCCGCCAGCAGATTAACGAGGAAAACTGCACGGACAACGACTGCGTTGACTGCTGTGTCAACGCGGCATATGAAAAGATGTTCGAGAAGGAGGGCGGCGCCGATGAGTAACATTTGCTTTGGCGACGCCGTTCTGAGCAGAGACGGGAGCGCAAAAGGGACCGTAGTTGGGCTTTCTGTCCGCTATTGTGCTGCGTGTGGGCGCGTCAGTCCTTGCGCCAATGTGCGTTGGGAGGATGGTAAACTTACCAAGCCCTGCACACGTGGCACTATGAAGCTCGTAAAGCGAAGTGAGGAGGGAACTGTATGGCAACTGACCTGACCACAAGCAATGTGGCTCAGGCAGCAGCCACTCCACCATACCCCCGCTGCATCGCCGTCGATTTTGATGGTACGTTGTTCGTCACGGACTTCCCTCACATCGTCGAGCCGAAGTGGGACGTTATCAACCGCGCCAAGGCAGAGCAGGCTAAGGGTACTGTCCTCATTCTATGGACCTGCCGGCACGGAGAGCATCTTGAGGATGCTCTCCGCGCCTGCGCGGAAGTAGGCCTTAGTTTCGATTACGTCAACGAGGCAGAGCCTCTCCGAGTCGCCTTCTTTGGCGGCGACGGACGTAAAATCGGTGCGGACGAATACTGGGATGACCGTGCTGTCTGTATTGCATAAGACATAAGAAAGGAGAAACACATGAAAGTGAGCGAATATACCGCTGCTTTTGACGAGAAGTACGCGGCGGCTGATGCCGAACGTAAGCGGTTTCTCGCTGAGGGCAGAAAAAAGGAAGCAGACAACATCAAAATGCCGTTCTGGTATGATGAGGTTGTCGTTCCCATGGTGGAAAGCATCGCCACTATGAAGGGCAAAAAGCCTTATATCATCGGCCCTTGCGGGCTCGGTGCTAAAGTGTATATCACCCTTCATAGTCCCTTCGACGACGAGAGTTGCCGATTGTACGATTTCTCTGAAGCGGAGACACTCACGGTCGAGCCGGAGTTCGATTCCATTGAGGACGGACTCATTGCGACGTATCTTCGCTATGAGACTGGCGAGGTGGATACCACCTATCCTGAGGGTTCCCTCGGTGCTTATAACGGACTGAATCGCGTCACCAAAAGGCTCCCTGATGAGATTGACGAGGTTGCAAGGCTGTTTAAGCCTGTGGATTTTAAGCCTGTGCCCACCACCAAGTAAAGAAAGGAGAAAAATGAATATGGCTTCAGTTTTTGAAACTTTCGGGAACGGGGACACCCCCGTCCGCGTCGAGCGCGATGGTGTTATGCTTTACGTTCCGTTCCGCGAGCTGAGGGGCGGTGACAAGGTTTGCCACCGTCTTCCCGATAAGCGCGAGATGTCTTTCACTGTTGATGTAGATGGTGACGCACATCTCTGCGACGATACTGACAATGGCGAGGAGCTGTATGTTGTCTATGACGAAAATGGTGATGGATACTACGCGGATATGATTACGAGAGTCACGAAGGTCATCAACGCGGTGGACCGAGATGGGCTGAATGTGGATATCACCACAATGGTGTTTTCCATCCCCTACGAGGATTTCGACCTCGAAAGGGCCATTCGTGACGCCGCTGTCGAATTCTGCCACACGAAGGACGGCTTGGATATGTACGAGCACAACTGTGGAGAATTCAACTACGGCGACTTCCTCAACGTCCCCGACGAAATCTGCACGAGGCACGGCTTCGAGCTGATGAGCTTCACGTATGGCGTGTCTGAAGTCGTTGACTTCAATACCACGCTGGTCTTTTCCGACGACGTCTATGACGCCGACGAGGACGATGAGGACGGTGATGGCCAGTGAAAGTCGTATATTTACTGTTTCATAAGGACAGTAAACGTCCCACAATGGTTTCCTTCACTCCCAACGGCATGAAGCGTCATATCACAAAGATGATTCGCACGGGCTCTATGGAATACTGTGCAGGCACCAAAGCGGCACAAATCCGTCGCCTCCGCGATGATTTTATGAGCACCGACCCCATCAGTACCGTAAATAAGCGGTTTAAGAACAAGTGGAGCATTGAAGCGTATATGGAGGGTGCGGTGCGGCGTTAGCCGCACCCTACCCTCACACATAGAAAGGAGAAAACGAAAAATGTATTTTGAGTGCAATCTCCCCACAGCGGTTCCCATGTGGATGGACCCGCGTGCTGCAATCCCGTTCATCAACACCATGGCTGCCATTCGGCAGCGCATGGAGGTATTGGAGGCGGCGAAGGACCTCTGCGTCGCTGCTCTGTTGCCGGTTGAGTCGTTCGCGGAAACCGCAGCGGATGTGTTCAAGAGGATGCAGGCAGAGAATGGCGACTTTGACGCTTTGACGCCGGAGGAGCTGCGCGATGCCGTTCTCTTCGAGAGCAATCTCTACGGCAAAACGAAGCCTCTGCCCCAGCCCCGTATGGAGTGGCCCAACGCGGAGACCGTCGTTGACTGCCGCTTTGTTTCCACCCATGAATGGGAGGCTATCCGTCATCTCGGCATTGGCGGTTCTGATGCGGCTGTGATTATGGGCTCGTCCCACTATCGCACGCAGACGGAGTTGTACCATGACAAGGTTGGAAATCCCAACCTGAAACGGGAGGATAGCAACAGCTCCGTGTTTGTTCGTGGTCACTTCTTGGAAGATGTAGTCGTGAATACGTTTTGTGCGCTTACCGGCGCCAAGCGCATCCCCGAATACAGAATGTTCCGCAGTAAGGAGTTTCCTTGTGTTACGGCGAACATTGACGCCATCGTGGAGCTGAACAACGAGTTGTTCGTCTTCGAAGCGAAAACGACCAAGGAGCAGAACTTCGCGGCGTGGGTCAACAACAAAGTCCCTCCCCAGTATATCCCCCAGATGCGGCAGTATCCCGCTGTTTTGAACGACGAGCGCATCAAGGGTACGTTTATCGGCGCCATCCTGACGCACGATTACGAGGCTGGAGACCTGTATATGGGCTCCTCCTATGACCTGTCTGAGTTCAAGCGGCGGTTTATGCCCCGTGATGCGGAAGCAGAGCACGACCAGCTTGAGGCTGAGGCAGACTGGTGGGAAACTTACGTTGAGAACAACAGCGTTCCCCAGTATACCGGTGACATGGAGAAGGAAATTCAGGTGCTCAACGGACTGGCTTCCACTGTTGGAAAGGCCGCCGTTACGCGCACGCTTCCCGATGACCTCGCCGGTAAGGTCTCTGAATGGCTGGAGCTGTCTGAGCAGTCTTCCCTGCTGGATAAGCAGAAAAAGGCTCTTGACGAAAAGCGAAAGTCAGCGTCCTTGCCTCTTATTGAGGCGCTGGGTCCCGACATGGATACAGGACTCATCACCATCAACGACGAGACCTACGAGGTCAAGAACAGTCCTCGTAAGGGCACGGAGATTAAGCGTGATGTTCTGGATTTGCTCATTGACACGCTCTACGGAACAAACCCCGATTTGGCAGAAAAGTTCCGCGACTGTATCGTGGACATCCCGTGTAAAACGCGGACGTTCAGCATTAAGAAGAGCAAGATGAAGCCCGCATAATCCCATTCAGGTAAAGTAGTTTTTTCAAAAAAAAAATAAATTATAAAGGAGGCCGGCGACATGGCAACTATAATCCCATTCGCCGCCTCCCCTGAAGGGAGCGCGTGCGTGATGAGCAAGAATCTTGAAACAATCACCTGCGTTCCTATCTATCGACTGTACGAAAAGGATGGCTGGAAGGTCATTAAGTGCCAGAACACACAAACAGACGTTACATTTGTCGCCACCGGCGATGGTCTGCCCTATGCGGAGGACCGTAACGTAAACCGGAACACGGTCATTACAATGACCGGATACTGGTCTGTAGGAAGTAAGTACGGCTCATCCTTCAAGGTCGAATCCTTTGAGTACCAGTTCAAGAAAACCAAGGACGCCACAATATCGTACCTATCGAGCCTGCGCTGCGGGTTCGGTCCCGCTGCTTCCGAGGCAGTATGGAAGACCTTCGGGGATATGACGTGGGATATACTGGACACCCAACCTGAACGGCTGATTGGTGTAAAGTATGGACGGCGCACTGTATCCAAGAAGATGGTCAACAGACTGAAGGTGGCTCTGAGCGAGACGAAGAAAGAGCGCGAGGTCACAAGGCTTCTTCGCAATGCGAACCTCTCTCTTCGGAAGGTACAAACACTACTCAAGGCATTCCCAGACGAGGATGTGGTGGAAATCCTGAAGCACGACACTTACCGTGTCTGCGAGGTAAAGGGGTTTTCCTTCGATATGGTAGACAGCTTCGCTCTGGAACAGGGCGTCGCTATCGACAATCCGGCTCGTCTACGGGAGGCACTGCGATACACTTTGGACTTGGCGGCTTCCGCCGGTCATATGTGTGTCCCAGTGTCTGAATTGCCTTCCTTGATGGCAAGGGTGGCCAATAAAAATGTTCGAAGCAAAGGCATCACTGAGGAGGTCTGTAAAAAGGCCATCAACAGTGGATGCCAGCGCAGGGACATTCGCATGGCCGGACCCATGCTCTACTCCGCCAGCCGATTTGAGCAGGAATACGGCATCAGCCGCCACATCAAACGGCTCATGCGGAGTCATAAGCCCATCTCCACGGAGCGCATCAACAGGGCACTGAAGGAGTATCAGGAGGACAACGACATCACCCTCGCTGAAAAGCAGAAAGAGGCCGTGATAAGCTGTTTCCAGAACCCTGTGAGCATCATTACCGGTGGACCGGGTACAGGCAAAACGACTGTTACAAAAGCTGTTTTGTATGTGCATAAGGCTATTTACGGAGAGGATAACTCCCTCCCCTGTCTGCTGGCACCCACAGGCCGCGCTGCACGCCGTATGACGGAGCAGACCGGCGTAGAGGCATCTACCATTCACTCTGCTATTGGGTTGCGTGGCGATGACTGTGTGGGCGGCACAGATTGTGACGGACCACTGTTTGGGAACATCTTTATCATTGACGAGTGTTCCATGATGGATTCTTTTGTAGCATATAACCTGCTGCAGAAGATTCCGGGCAGAACACAGGTTGTCTTTGTTGGAGACCCTGAGCAGTTGCCCTCCGTCGGCGCCGGTAATGTCCTGTACGAAATGATTCGCAGCGGCGTGGTGCCTATCACAAAGCTGGACGTTATCTATCGTCAGGCCAAAGGAAACCCCATCGTGGAGAACGCACAGAAGATGCAAATGGGGGATGTGAACCTGCGTTTTGCGAGAAAACAGTTTATGTTCATGGAAGATAACACCGGAGACCCCGCCGTTATTGAGAACGCTGTATGCGAACTCTACCAGCGGGCTATTCTGTCAAAAGGTGCTTCCAATGTAGCCCTTCTTTGCCCCTATCGGCACAAGAGTGCATTGAATGTGAACCGATTCAACAAGCTGCTGCAGGAACGTATCAATCCCCAAAGTCCTACAAAGAACTTTGCAATCTTCAATAACAAGTTGTTCCGTGAGGGCGACAGAGTGATGCAGACGAAAAATACCGATTTTGCCAAGAATGGCGACATCGGCGTGATTCACTCCATCTCCTTTGAATCCGCCAAGGACGACCCGACAAAAAAGGTAGACGTCGTGACGATTGAGTTTAACGACGACGGACATCAGCTCCGTTACGATGCAGAGCAAATGGAAAACATTGACTTGGCCTACTGTACTACAGTACACAAGAGCCAAGGAAGTGAATATTCCATCGTTATCATGGTCGTATCTCCCGAACACAAAGCCATGCTGCGTCGGAATCTGGTATATACTGGCATTACCCGCGCAAAGGACTGTGTTATCATGGTCGGAAAAGCCGAAGCCTTAAAAAAGGCTATCCTGAACAACAAAACCGACAAGCGTTATACGCTGCTTGGCGACTGGCTCTACACTGAGTTGCACGAGTCTGACGCCGACACAAACAAAAAGCAGGGTGCATAGCACCCTGCTTTTTCTTATTTGCAATTATTTAGGTGTTAATGATGGCAAACACCTCATCGGGTTTCACCGTGCGAAGCATATCTTCCGGCAGCCCGTATGTACGATAGGCTCGCTCGATGTTTCTCCTGTGTTCCTCTTGTGTTATGGGCGGACGCTGCTGAAGCTCTCGCATAACGGAGAGTATCTTCATGCTGAGTCCATGCCCAAGCCCCACCTGCCTGAAGCCCTTTACCTCACCATACTTCGTGTCAACAGACATGACGAGAAGGCCAAGTCCGTCACCGTCATCGAGTTGTATGTCAAAGGAGGGCAGCGAGGCATCAATACGCGGCTCAAATGGCGTATCCATCCACGGCCCGCCTCCGAAGGAGAACAAGAAGAATGGTGTATCCATGACCACAGTGAAAGCCGCCAGTAAATCTCCGTATATAAAGGCGTCGTTCTCTTCCTTTCTCATTTCAGGGAAGCCGACAACGAGCTTCCATCCTACCGAGGAATCAAAGGACATCCGAATCATAATCTCGTTGGTGGCGAGCTCTTTTATCTTATCGCCAACCGAAATACGCTCATAATGGCCCATACAAAAGCCCCCTCTCTATCGTGCTATAAAGTATATCAGAAGAATTTCACACGTGCAATAACCACAGGGAAAAACCTCATTTTTTCTCGCCTTGTCCTGTTGACAAAATAATGAAACGTGGTAGTATAGTAGTATAATTACGAAGATATTTTTATAAGGAGATTTATCTCCGTTTCAAGACACCATCATTTATCAAAGACAGTTATCCTTTTTGAAGGATAGCTGTCTTTTTTAATATAAAAAAACTACATCAATAACCAAATCTCAACCTCACAAAAAACAAAACATTTTTGGGATTTGGTCCGCCTTCGTGCGGAAGAAAGGAGAAAATTATGTCTTATCAGAACAACAACGGTGGTATGCAGCAGGCTCCTCAGTATGGGTATCCTCAGGCGCAGGGCCAGTACCCTCCGGCACAGCCCCAGTACGGTGCGCCTCAGGGTCAGCCCGCCTATGGCTACCCTCAGCAGCAGATGCAGGGTTATCACCAGCAGGGAGTCTATCCCCAGCAGCAGGGTCAGCCCGTTCCTGCGCCTCAGCAGCCGGCTGCACCGCAGAACGGTCAGCAGCAGGGCCGGAAGTTCTACACGACCGCTCACTTCATCAATGCCATGAACAGCAACGGCGAGCCCTATATCTATACCGATATTGAGGGTGCTGTCACTCGCTGCTCCGGTCTGAAGCACACGGCGGAGGGCAAGGCCTACGTCAACTTCTCCATCCCCATCCAGAACAGGAAGAGCAATCTGGACTATACGTTTGGCGAGGGGACTCTCGTGGAGAACGAGAAGAACGTCGTGTGGGCCAACTGCACCATGTGGGAGAAGACCGCCGAGCGGTTCATGCGTATGGTGACGGCGGAAAACGGCAACTACGCCAATCCTGTGCTGTGGCTGTCCGGTTCCGCGAAGATTCAGCAGTATACGCGCAAGGATGGTACTCCCGGCACAAGCCTGAGCATCTCTGTCAGCGACTTCCACTTCATCCGCAACCGGAGCGGCTCCTGCATGGACCCCAATGCCCAGCAGCAGGCTCCTCAGGGCTACCAGTCTTCCTTCGGCGCCCCCGCTGCCAATGGTGCCCCTGCGTATCCGCAGTCCGCGCCGCAGCAGGCTCCTCAGGGCGGCTATCCCCCCCAGCAGGCTATGCCTCAGCAGGGTCAGCCCGCCCCCATGCCTCAGCAGCAGGGTCAGCCGAACATGACCTACGGCCAGCCCGCTCCCAACGGCTTCTATGAGCTGAACGATGTGGATGACAGCGACCTGCCGTTCTAAGCCATCTGATTTCCCCGCAAAATTTCTGTAAGGCAAGAGAAGGGTGAGGTCTCGAATCGTATCGAGACCCCACTTTTCGCCTAAATGCTTTTTTAAGAAAGGAGAAATGGATATGAGACTTACAAGTGAAGAACATCAGAAACTGAGAAGTAATCTTCAAAAAATCGAAGACTACATTGTGTCTGAGATTTGCCCCCATATGTGCGGCACAAGCGTGACGGTAGATTTCGGCGAAGAGAAGATGTACTACGGTGATAAAAATGGGATTGAGAACAAATACCATATCACGGTCACGGATAAATCCGTCAGTGGTCGAACCGGATACCTTGGGCTCGCCATTGTCAAAAAGGACAACGACAGCGGCTCCTCTTTCGATACCTACGTTGAAGCGGGTATGGCGCTGCTGCGTGAGTGGCCGCGCATTAAGGAGGCACTGCGAGCGCATCTTGTCAAGGTTAGCTTGAACAAAAGCGTTCTCGACACATTCGCCGTTTGAAGGAAAGGAGTTTTAAGGTATGGACCTGAAATTTGCACTTGCTACAGTTAAGCGTGACTGGCCCGCTGAATGTGTTGACGTGCGCTTCACTTTTGAGCGCATGGACAACTCCTACGCCACTGTCACGGCGGATGCCAAGGCACTCTATAAGAACCGGTTCTCCGACTGCAGGATGTGCCCTGAGAACGGAGAGTATGTCCACGGTGTCACCATCGGCACGCCCGACGGCAAGGTCTATCTGGTAGATAACATTGAGCTGACCTTCGAAGAGCTGATGGAGGCACTGAAGACGGTTTTCTTCAAGGGGCCTTCCGTCGCTGACCTCAGCGACGATGGCGTTTTCCGTTGCTGTATCTGCGGAGAGGAGCTGGTGTGTAACGATGCCGGCGAAATGCCCTCTCTTTGTCCGAACTGTGGCATGACGGTAAAGTACCCGACGCCATGTATCGAGATGGAGGGGGTGTGAGGCATGGGCAGTTTCTCTTGGCTGTTTGCCGACACGAACAACACCAAAAACCTCCGCGCATCCCGCAGGGGTTACGTTGCGTGTCCCGACGGGACATTCATCTGCGAACCATGCTATGAAACCTACGGTATCTTCGATGGCAAGGATATCTACGACTTGGTCGTAGATTGGAACCGTAAGTTTATCGCCGAAAACCCTGACCACCTGCTTCCCCACGTCCACTGCTGGACGAAAGATGGTGCTTTGGTAAGAACGACCTATCGGCTGAAGGATTTCCCATGGTATCCTGTCGTCGCCGACCTGTCGATTCCCTTCGAAGACCTGCATGATGCGCTCATTGCACATCTCAAGAAGGAGCTTGGCGATAAGTTCGCGCCCTACAGAACGGAAATCCGCAGCATCGGCATTGACATTGCGTGCTATGACGAGGATAACGCATCTCTCCCCTATCCCATCAAGATTACCAGCAAGAAGACAGGTATTTGCTATGAGGAACTTCCTCCGAGTAAATGGGACCCTGAACAGGGACTCTGCGAGTACCGTCCGAGGTATGTATGATGGCCGGACGTCCTAAGAGCATTGTCACGCAAGCAATGGTCACGTCGGTGAAGAAGCGGCTGAAGGGTGCGAAAAAAGGCTGCACAGTATCCGTTTCCGAGGGTACGTGGCTGCACTTTGGCTCAGTTGGTATCACTCTTCACAAGGTTGGTGAGCTTAATCTCACAAGGACGAAGCACGTCAACCGGTGGCAGGAAAAAACAATAAAGCAAATCAATGAAGAACTCCACAATTCACCGTGGAGACCGTAATTGCGGTGGAGGACGACATGGAAAAGACCTACATTCCAAGCGAAGAAGTAAAATCAATGGTCGTCCGCCTTCAGCGGTCCGGTGCTGCCTCCGGCAGCACTGAACTGCTGGCCGCAGCGGAGATGCTTTCTTCCCTGCTTCGTGAGCGTGAACTCGCCGTACATTGCATTGATGAGGTGTTTAAGGCAGTTGCTGATTTGCCACAGCACCCTGCTGACGCATACTTCAGTATTCTGCGCTTTCGCAAAGAAACAGAACGCCACAAAACGCTCATTTGAAAGGAGAACCTACAGATGTATAACCCCTGTCACAACTGCCCGCGCCCTAATGTGGTGCGTGTAAATGAGGGCGGAAAGCCATTCTTCCCTGAGAAGAACGAGGACTACTACGACCCTCTTGTTTGTCCGCAGATGTGTACCTGTGGAGCGACCCGTGAGAAGGCAGAGCTGCTGGAGCAGAAGCTCCACACCGTCAGCCGCACCTGAAAGGTCGCAAAAAAAGAAAGGAGAAACGAATCATGGGCAATGGTAATGTTTCTGTTCATGGTCCTTATGAGGCCGTCTACTACATTTCCAACAGCTTCCTTCATGTCTATCGAGAGGATGAGCCCTATAAAGAGGAACCGGAAGTTCGTCTGCTGAATGATATCCCCTGCTGTGAACTGGACACCTGCCGGTGGCTGTTCGATGAGGAGGGCTCTATGAACGAGGAGGCCGATGTGTTGGAGTGTATCGTTGATACACTGGGACACCGCTTCCGCAGCATGACGCCTGTGTTGGGCGAAAAGTGGGTTTCCAGAACACAGCGGGTGATTATGGAAAACGAGCTTTTTGCCATCGCGGTCGAGGACAACGAGAACTCTCTTGCCGTTGAACTTCTTCAGAAGGAAGTAAAGTATGACGAAAGAATTCTCGGCTTCCAGAAACGGCATTTCGAGCGTTATAGAGACGCTTTGAGGGATGCTATGCTGGAGAGAGTCCCCGAAATCAGCTTCCCGACAAGCGCATGGACTTCCGGTACTATCAGGGCTGAGGACTTCATCAAGAAAGGAGAATAACTATGGGTTACAACTACCCCCCTGAATTCGAGAGGATTCAAAAGCTGCACGAGCGTGCTGAAGCTGCGTTGATAGCTATTTCCGGACAGTTTGAAAAGGGAGCTTGTCACGATGACGTCTGCCAAGCTGCCCTCGATGACTATGACGCCTTCTCCCGCACTGTCGAGCAGTCTAACAATGGCGACCCCGACAGATTGGAAGACTTCATTAAATGGGCAGCAGCTCAGGCGCTCGCAAAGTACACGGCGCACGGCGGGGACTACCGCCCTACGGTAGAGGACCCTGCCGGCACAACTCCCGATAAGGAGTATGAGTCTAAGGCCATCGCGTTCATTGGCGCACTTGTCAGTACGGGACGCAAAGGCATCAGAGACCTTGTGCTGTGGCTGCTGGAGAAGACGGATTTCTTCACGGCGCCCGCAAGTGCTAAGTATCACTCAAGCTACTGCGGCGGGCTTCTGGACCACTCAGTCAACGTATTTATGCGTCTGAACGACACATACTTCACGGAAATTGAGCGGAATGGAAAGACGCTTTCCGAGGGGGAGAGGAAGATGGTCAATGATAGCATTGCCATCTCCGCACTTCTTCACGATATCTGCAAGGCCGATTTCTATAAATGGGACAGCAGAAATGTGAAGGACCCCAAAACCGGACAGTGGAAGAAGGTGCCTTGGATTTCCTATGACGAGAAGCTCCCGTTCGGCAGCCACGGCGATAAATCTGTGTTTCTTGCAGAACGCTATATTCGCCTGACGATGCCGGAGGCTTTTGCAATCCGTTTCCACATGGGAGAGTATTCCACAGATAAGAATACCTCAGCGGCCTTTACGCGCTATCCTCTGGCTTTTCTTCTGCATCGCGCAGATGAAACAGCTACATATATCGACGAGAACCTGCTTCTGCAGGGTATCTCCGATGACGGAGGGAATGTGTAATGGCCGGGTATTCCGGCTACTCGATGAGCAACAACGCTGTGGATGCTTATGAATCCGGCGAAAAACCGCGTTCCAAGTGGACCAAAGCAGCCATACTGAACGCAATCGAGGCCGAGGTTTTGAACGGAACGCTGTCTCTTCAATGCAACATTGAAAAGCTCAAGCAAGCCCCGCTTTCTTTCTTGCGGACAAAGGTTCTGCAGTATGCGTCATGGCACCATACGAGCAAGTATTTCAACGGAACCGACTTCTACTCTTTAGATACTGATTATCTTGCTTCTCTTACAGACAAGAGAATCAATGAAGACGTTGAAAGATGCAGGAAAGAACAGTCTCAGGCGAAGAACCACCGAACCGTTCCTGAAAGATGGCTTTGTTCTTTCTTGGTGTGGGGCGGAACTCGAAACCATCCGAGTTCAAAACGATACGTTGAAGAAGGCATTATTATCGGCGATTTTTTCCATAGAGCAGATGGCAGTCGAAAGAAGGTCTCTGCAAATGGCTTTCAACGCATCAAACGTTTGGATGAGACGGAGGACGAGTCAATTTAGAACCACAAAATACAAAAAAAAGACCACCTTACGGTGGTCTTTTTTTACGTGGACGGCTTATTGGTGGAAATGGGAACATCCTCTACCCCTGCAACCTTTTTCATGTTGCTCCATTTGTGTTCGCTTTCTCCTATGAGTTTTGCGATTGTGTTCCATGTAGGCGTTCCTTGAGTGCGTTGCTGATTGTACTGATTGCCCGTTGCCGGCTTAATTCTCTTGTATTCCTTTTTGAATAGTTCCAGCCACTTCTTTTTGTCTATTTTCTTGCTGGATAATAGGTCATACCGCCAGTTATCGGGAATACAGTCAGGAAATGTTTCTTTAATCCAAAGCCGCCAATTCATCTTCACCACATTATTGAATGTCTCCGGCGAAGGCAACTCAGGGATGCCAAGGAGGTCTTCCCTGCTTGGGGTACGTCCATTTTGAATAATGAAACCTTCGACACGCTGACGAATAAGCTCTTTTGTCCAAAATGTTCGTCTAAACACATGAGGTCTTTTCCTCCCTGCGAAGGACACCCTATCGTCCGTTATGCACAAATTAGTTTCTATAACTCTCAGCGGATTGTCACCACGCTTGTTGTACCTCGGCAGCTCCAAGAGGTCGATAAGGGCTATCCATGACGCAATGCCAAATCGTGCGGCTAAGGACTCCCAGTATGGGATAGTTTTACTTTTCTTTGAGTTGAACTCGTGCTGCGTTGCAGGCCTTATTCTGTAATACTCTTTTATAAAAGCATCCTTTACTTCATCCACATCATCATACGCCTTTCCACCATAAATTAAATCTGTGGAAGATTTTTTTGTATGACAAGGATATCTTTCCAATAGCCATTTGAAAGATGTCTTACCAAACGAGTTCTTAAAAACGTCCGCAGACGGAAGTGAATGGTTTTCAAGGAAACTTTGTCTCGTTAGAGGTTTACCCTCACTGTTTGCGAGGTAGCTCTCAACAGAAGCAATTATACCGAGCTGCTTCCACGTAAGGGACTGGTTATTTTGCTTGATTTCCTCCAATTTTTTCAAAGCAAGGCAGAGGTCGTCGCTCATAGAACATGAGTTAGAATTGTTCTTGAAATAATCAAGAATTACGTCAAATGCTTCGTTTTGTAGGAGGTAGAGTTTGGTTTTCACGAAAACACGCTCCTCGGAATACCAGCCTCAGAGTTTTTTCATCTTCACAACACCATCGGCATGGTGTTGGAAAGGAGAAAAAAACGACCCTTTTGCTGGAATTGGTTTTAAGTTTTTTTGAAAAGCAAACGCGCCTCAGAAGAGGCGCGTTTCTAATTTTTATGCGCCTTTCCTTTTGAGAATTTTACTATCTTTCTCAGTATGGAAAGTGTAGTAAACCTCAACACGTCCGTTGTGATGCAAAATAACCTTCTCAACACAATCACGAACAAGAGTTTGGCGCTCCATAGGAGTAAGATGGGGCCAGAGGTCTCCAATAGTCTGAATTTTCTCACGGACGTAGTTGATGTGCTCTTCCTTGAGTTTCTGCGTTTCCTCGCTTGCAAGCTGTCTCTGCAATACGTGGAGCTGTCCTCGCACATCCTCAATGCGCTCGTACACCATGGGGTCTCCGATGTCGGCATAGAGCCCATATAGGCGCCTGAGAGACTCCTTCAGCTCATCTATCCGGTTCGTCAGGATTTCTGCTGCACTTGCAGGCACGTGGGTGTCGTCAAAATCGTCGAGAGAAATGTCAGTACCAATGTCAAAAAGTTTTGAGACAACAACCTTCTCAAGTTCTTCTGCGCGAACTCCCTTGTTCGGACAATCGGGGTCCTTAACCATGTTCTTTTTACACGTGTGCGAGTAGCAGACGATACGGATATACTTCCCCCACTTCATGTACCGCATTCTGGCTCCACAATCTCCGCAGAAAACAAGCCCGGTAAGAAGATAATATTTATTGTTGCCGCATACTGCGAGATTTTCCTTCCCACGGCGTTCCATTTCTGCGGCCACGAGCATGAACCGCTCTTCATCAATCAAAGGCTCGTGGAAACCCTTATAGTCTTTACCTTTGTAGTTGATGTAGCCGCAATATGTGCGCTTGGTGAGAATATTCCTCACGAGCTGTTCGCAACTTAGTCCGAGCATATCCGCAATTTTCTGGCAACTATAGCCCTTGATGTAGAGGTCGTAAGCCTGCGGCACTTTTGGTGCGTCAGCGTTTGGGATAAGGGATTTGCTTTCCTTATCATAATCATAGCCAAACGGAACTTTTCCACCGCCACGCCAATACCCCGCACTTACACGACCCATCATTCCAATACGGGTTCGCATATAGATATTCTCGCGTTCCAACTGGGCGAAGACGCTCAAAATGCCTATCATCGCTCGTCCATAAGGAGTGGTAGTGTCGAGGGCCTCGGAAATGCTTACAAAATCCACCTCGTTCGGAAGAAATACATCTTCTATTAAATAAAGAGTATCCTTCTGACTTCTGGAGAGGCGGTCCAGCTTGAAGACGACAACCGCCTTCAGCTTCCCTTCCATCGCATCGGATATCATTTCCTGCATTGCCGGTCGATTTAAGTTGCTGCCGCTGAATCCGGGGTCCGTGTAGAATTTCGCGTTCTCCCAGCCTTTTACGGTGCAAAAGGCCTGCAATTTGGCTGTTTGGTCAGGTATAGAATATCCCTGCTCCGCCTGTGCATCGGTAGACACGCGAACATAACAGCCGACGACCTTTTCCGGAGACGTATCTTCCATCAGGTCCTTTAACCCCAAAAGAGACTTGCTTTCTTTCTTGCTTTTCGCGTTACTTGTTGAGTTTCTTGGTTTTTTTATTGTGTTTTTTGTTGAGTTATTTTTTGCGTTTTCTTCTTTTGTTGTTTTCTTCTTTCTTTCTGTAGGCATAAGTCCCCTTTCCTATAAGTTACGCCCTCTGCAAAGACGTTCACCTATATTATACAACCCACATAAAAAAATGACAAGTCGTAAGTTCTTGGGAAAAATGCCCATCAGGGAGTATCCTGATGGGCGTTCGCGGCATCTTCAAGCCGCTTCCAAGTCCTCCTGAAGAATGATTGCAGTAAAGAGTCGCTGTAAACCATTCCGGCAAAGGATTCTCGTTCTTCATACTCCCCATCAACAGTTATATATCTGCTCGTTTCTAACTTGGGGTCTATGGTTTCAACGGGACGTGCCATTTTTATCATTTCCTTTCAGAACTGGGATATGTAAGATTGGATGCGCCGCCGCACAACCAACCTCAAATATCCTTCAGCATCAGCGGCCAGCGGTTAAACCGGAGTAAAATACGCTATGACGACGTTTTGCCAGCCGTTGTAACAGGTGTAAAGGGTAATTCCTCCACTGTTGTTGTACGCAACATCGTTTCCGTCATTATCAGTCAGTTCCGTGCCTTCATTGTGCCCATACTCCACCCCAGTACAAACATATTCTGTTCGACTGTTTCCGTAATCCATATATCCCACCGCACCGACCGCGCAGTTGGCTATGGCAGAAAAGCCCTGATAGTTGTGGTCTGCAATGAGATACTGGCTCCCATACGCACTGTAGCCGGCACTATCGGCAGCGTCACAAATTGCCTGTCCGTACTCGAAGGAATCGCTTCCAAGCACATAGGTGAAGCAAGCGACATCTATTCCAATAGAAGGGATAGACCAACGCCCAACGGCACCTCGCTGTTCGACAGCGTAAACGGCACACCTATTCTGCGAGTGCCCTGCGCTGCCGCAATAGCTGCAGGCTGCTGCGGTTTCCGGTGCGGGCTCAGGCACGGGGGTCGCCACAGAGGATTCGCCCGCAGGGGTAGGAGTCTCCACCGGAGGCGTGTCTGAGTCTACTTCACTTACAGCATTTTCTTTTGTGAACCACTCAGGAGGCAGGTATTTATCTTCCTCAGCAACGGCGGCAGCGGACACAGAGAGGTCATCAGTAAAGTAATCGAACGGCACCGCAGCCTCTGCACAAGCCATATGTAAAGATGATGCGCTTACCAGCAAAAAGGCAGCCAGCGTAACAGCGCGGCGGGAAATCTTCTTTGTTTTCATTAAAGCTGCACCCCCTTTAAGCAGGCTGGAATGTCACGAGGGCAACATTGAAGTTGTGGTCGAGACAGGTATACAGCGTCAGACCGTTGGGATTGAAGTAAGAGGTATAGATGCTATCGCCATCGGCACCGGTGAGATAGCCACCGGGGTTACGACCATGCTGGATGCCGGTGCAAACATAGGTCAGGACAGAGTCGCCCATGTCGATGTAAGCGTAGGTGCCTTCGGAGCAGTTGTTGATGGTGGAGAAGCCCTGATTATTATGGTCGCCAATAACGGTCTGGCCGAGATAGACGATTTGTGCTGCGCTGTCCCATGCATCTGTAACGGCCTGCGTGTAGTTGTCACTCTCGGTGGTATGCTGCAGAGAGTACCAAGTAACGTCGTAGACAGCCACGTCAACACCGACAGAGGGAATCCGGAGCCGGCCAACGGCACCATTGTCAACGGCACGAACGGCGCAGTAGTCTCTGGTGTGTTCTGCACTGCCGCAGTAGGAACAGGTAGTCGGGGTTTCCTGAACAGGCGCTTCGGCGGGAGTCTCTTCGACAACGACGGCGTCGTCTGCCTGAGACGCGGCCTCTGCGGGGGCTTCAGCACTTCCCTGTTCATCTGTCGTCTTGTCTGCTTCGGGAGTCTGAGCATCAGAATTTGCGTCCTTTTCCTCGTTCTGCGCGGCTTCTGCTACTGCCAAAGGCGGAGAGCTTTCACGTGATGCGAAAGCAGGCAGCATGGAGATGGCAAAGAGACCACCGATAAAGGCCAGAATGATAACGGTGAAGAGTGCCCACCGAGGGATTTTGAATTTCGTTTTCATGGTTTCGTCCTTTCTTAGAGTAGAGAGTGGGTGTCTGGCACTTATACCGGCGTCCAGTAAGTGATGTAAATGTTGGTCCAGTGGTCAAGGCAGGTGTAACAAATCACAGTGCCGGAAGAATAGTTACTGTAGCTCATTATGTTTCCATTTCCATCGAGCATCTTTTCGCCGGTATTGTGTCCGTATTCAACCTGATAGCACTCGTAGTAAGTTGCGCCATCACCAAAGTCCATGTAGGCTTTCGTGCCAACAGAAACATTGGAAAGTCCCAAGAAACCTTGGTTATTGTGGTCTGCAAGAACACCAACGCCGCCGCAAGTCAAAAAAGCTGCACTGTCGGAGCTGTCAGTAATTTCCTGAATATAGGATTGGTCTGCATCCCAGTTACACGAGTAGGCCGCTACATTACAGCCAACAGACGGAATCGCCCAGCGCCCATAGGCACCATTGGCGATAGACCTCTTTGCACAGATTGAGGAACTATGGTTCTCAGAGCCGCAGTAGGAACAGACTGTCGGAACGACTTCCTGTACTTCCTCCACGGCGTCGGGGTCATCTTCAGAGTTCTCTGCTTCTGTGATGTCGGAAAGAGGGTCGAGAACTCCTTCCTTCAGTTCCAGAACATCTTGCTGCGCTTTTTCCGACAGCTTGGTGTCGTCCATCTGGGTGGCAACCGCTGCTCCAGCAGGAGGCACCTCGTGGTTTGAGTGCTCTTCGGCCTGTGCGAGTGTCACGTTGGCGGAGAGAAAGTAGAAAGCGGATACGGCGACGAACAGGAACGTAAAGAGTGCAGTCTTGAAAATCCCCCATTTTACTTGTTTTTTGCTTGTGCTTTCCAAAAATTGTCATCCCCTTTCAGAGCATAAAAAAGCGGAAGGACAGTCTGTGTTAGACTGTCCTTCCTTATAATTCTATACTACTATATTTCGATATTTTGTCAAGTTCTTCGAGCGAACAAATTTGCGGAGCAAGCAAGCGACCGGTGCAATCTCTTACTGCACAAGGTCGAAGTAAGCGAGGAAAATACCGCCTCCTGTATTACATGGACTGTGGCGTATTGCGGGTATACAACACTGTTATTTCAGGGCTCTATATACCTTTGTAGTGCTTTTTCATTGCAGTCGAGAGGGTATACAACCATGCTATTTCGGGGTTCTATATACCGTACTGCGGTGAGAATATCATCACGAGTCAGGTATACAACCCTGATATTTCAGGGCTTTATACGCCCACCTGCAAGGTGAAGCGCCCATCCTCCATGGTATACAACCCTGTTATTCCGGGGTGGTGTATACCTGTTTTCCATGGTGTTTTCATATAACAAGGGGTATACAACCCTGTTATTTCTGGGTGGTGTATACACGTGGTCTTGTGTTGCACCGTCAGCCGAACATTTCCATGGTATACAACCCTGCTGTTTCAGGACTCTATACACCCGTACTTCACTAAACGTTACTGCGCTGTTAGGGTATACCCCCTGTCATTTCAGGCCCTCATACACCCGGCACAGGATATATTCAGTTCCCCAAAGCGCTGGTGCCACCTCTCACGTGACTACCAGCCAACAGAGTATTCCTGCTTCCGCGACGACAATGCATCTCCACAGGCGTTAATTCCGGTTATACCGTCCGTACTCGTTGTTCTTGAAACCTGTTACGCTAAAAAATTTCGAAGCTCCACTCAGGATATTCAGCCTTGAGCAGCTTCCACTTGAGGTTGAAATCCTTTGTAGTTCGATACTTCTGCGTTGTGGTATCGAAGGGCTTCACGTCCTCTACCACACACTTGCCGTCGCGCACATAGACGGCGTCGGCTTTGTAAGTAATACCGGAGACCTTCTGACCACGATACTCGAACTCGGTAATGATGGTCAAAGGCACCTGCCGGCGAAGGTCGTGGATATGTCCGCCGCGCTCCAGAATCTGAAGCTCTTTCCAGCGGTGGTACTCCTTCTTACTGTCATAGACAGCGATAGGGAGTTCACCACTATTGCGGGGCTTACCGAAAAAGGACAGCCCATCGGCGTACTCGTAGACCTTTACGTTTCTATATTTTGCCGCCTTGTTCGCCTTGGAACGATGTTCGCGTGTGTTGTTTGCACCGTGAACACGGAGGCGGGGGTTTTTCTTCATCATTGCATTGAACTCTTTCTGAGACATATACATTACTTCTCGGCAGCCTCCTCGAACATCTCCATGCATTTTGTGTAGTTGTTAGATAGCGCATCAAATGAGCAGCTATCGCCGCCGGCATCAGGGTGATATACCTTTGCCAGCCGCCGATAGTGGAGTGTGATTTCTTCCTTGGATGTTGGCGGCTCTACGAAACCGAGAGCAATAAAGCAGGCATCTAATGACTCGGAGCGCTTCGGCAGGGCTTTCATGCCGGCCACCCATGTAGACAGGTCGTAGATGCCTCGTTCGACCATACGGGCGAGGTCTTCCAAAGAGAGCACGACCTGTGCAAAGGCATCGGAGCCGTACTGCAGGGAGATGCCGTGCTCTTGAGCGTTCTTTACACTGTGAGAAAAGCGATAATATTCCCCCTTGTATCTGAACTCGACCCAACATTCCTGACGACTCCAGTCGTAGTTGTAGTCACCAACTTCAATACCAAGACGCGCCATCACGCGCACCAGCTTATCTTCATAGAGCTCAGGGGAACTATATATCTTTTTCGAGGCCATTAAGCTCCCTCCTCCCTGTAGACTATCTTATTTATATGGTATGCAACGGTGTTATTTCCGGGTGGTATATACCCTCAAGACCGCAAAAGAGCTCATTTGCAATGGTATACAACCCTGTTATTTCTGGGGGTGTATACCTCCCCCACGGGGTTAGTGGGGCGGTCGAGTGGTATACAACCCTGTTATTTCCGGGTGGTGTATACCCAGCATAGGTATTCAATTCCCCGAAAGTGCCGGTATCACCTCTCACGTGAAGACCAGCCAACAGAGTATTCCTGCTTCCACGACGACCATGCATCTCCACAGGCGTTAATTCCGGTTATACCGTCCGTACTCGTTTTTGAGATTTTCAGTGAAAAGCGGCGCAGGCGCCGGATAAGGGCCTGCGCCGCTGTATGTTTGTCGCCAAAGACAGCAACGATTTCGAGCTTGCGCCGCAGGTGCTCATCATCATTTTTGAGCCGTATTATTTCTTCGCCCTTTTCCTTGCGTCCTGTACCGTCACCTTTTCTTTGGACTTATCATCCGGCTCCCACCTGCTCCAGCGCGAACAGCTCTTGCACGGCTCTTTGGTCGTAGGATTCTCCTTGTTGATGCAATCAAGACACCCCCGGCCAACGTTCACAATGTCCATCGGCCCATTATCCGCCAAAGAAGCCGGAACCGAAGTCTCCGCCAAATTCGGAGGGGAAATTGAAGTTGCCGCCGTAGGGAACTTCCTTTGCGGGAGCGGCAGGCGCAGCAGTGGGAGACTCAGGGGCGAAGCCGCCGGCTGAAGCAGGCACTTCGGGGGGCGTAGGTGTAAAACTCTCCTCAGGCTCAGACGTCAGAGGCATGGGAATAGAAGAAGCAACGGGTGTCCCCTCAGGCGCAGGAACAGCCGGCTCAGTGGCGGGAACGTCCTCTGCGGGGGTATCATCAGCACCGGACTCGGTTCCATCCACGCGGCTGCGGGCAGCGGTAGCAACGAACTGGCTCAGGTCCATAGAGAACTTCCATTTCTCATGCCGGATGGAAGACACGACAATGTTTGCGTCCACGGGGAACAGCTTGCCGCCGTATCTGCTCTTCAGCAGTTTGGCAGCGGATGCCTCGTCCAGCACGGCGGGAAACTCGATGGGGTTCTGGTTGTCAACGTTGATGACTCCATTGACGACAGATACGACGCCATAGCTGACGACGCTGACGGTGAGAGTTCTGTTGATAGAAGGTTCCATATTCTTTATTTCCTTTCTTGTTTTTAAGAATTTAAGAGGAATGTTTTGTCATTTCGACAAAACGCTCCACACAGCGGAGGGAAGAACTATAATTACGAATGGTAAAACCCTGTTATTTCCGGGTGGTGTATACCAAGCACAGGTATTCAGTTCCCCGAAAGTGCTGGTCGCCACCTCTCACATAACAAACCAGCCAACAGAGTATTCCTGCTTCCACGACGACCATGCATCTCCACAGGCGTTAATTCCGGCTATACCGTCCGTACTCGTTTTTATTTCCTTGGCAATGTGTGCAATCATTGCACACTTTATTTGCTCGCCATAGGGCTTTAGGCAGGATTCTGCTCGGATGCCTTGCGCTGACCTTCGGACAGCACGACCTGTGCCAGTGCCTCATCATGCTTGGCTTCCGGTGCTACGGTGGCGGTATCTACGTCCACCAGAGTGCGTCCAGCCCAGTCCGCCTTATACTTTATCATACCGGTAAGTTCAGACCAGCCGGCATCGAGGATGCTTTTAGCCTGCTCATTGCCCTCAACTAAGGGCTTAACGGCCACCTTCTCAACGGCAATAAGCTGGTTTGCGTTGACAAGTTCACGGCTGATTTTATGCCGGTAGTCATTGCGCTGATTGGCAATATGCTCATGGACGCCGGCTACCTTGCGCCGCTGCTTCTCGTAGTTGACAGAGCCCTTCTTCTTGCGGGATAGACGCCGCTGCTCACGGGCCAGCCGCTTTGCAGACTTGCTCAGATGCTTCGGGTTCTCATAGTGAACGCCGTTGCTGTCAATAGCCAACTCCTTCAGTCCGAGACTGATTCCCACCTCGCCGTCCACAATAGGCAGCGTGTCTCGCTCTACTTTACAGCAGACAGATGCCCAGTATTTTCCGGTAGCAGACCGAGAAATAGTGACCTCGCGGGGAGACCCTTCGATGGGGCGCCCCGTCCCTCGCCTGAGCTTGTTGATTTTCTGATACTGTCCTCCAAACGGAACCTGAATGTAATCGTCCGTCACATAGATAGTACCAGCGGTCGTAAAACTCTGTGTCGGATGGGACGCGCCCTTAAATTTGGGATAACCGGGCTTCTCCCCCGCTTTAATGCGGCGGAAGAACGCTTTTCGCGCCTCAAACAAATCAATGATGGCATATCTCTCTGCCGTACAGCCGCAGTCCGCAAGCCAAGGCCAGCGCTCCCGCATCTCCGTGAGAACCTTCATACAGTCGAAGGTCGTCATCTTTTCCTGCCGACGGTCATAGATTTTGGAGGTTCGCTCAAGGAAATGGTTCCACACAAACCGGCAGCACTTGAATGTCTTTTCAATGATTTCGACCTGCTCATCAGTCGGGTAAATGCGATACTTAAACGCTTGAAATGTAGTTGGCATAGAACTCCGTCCTTTCGCAATAAGTTTTGGCACCTCTCGCAGCAACCATCCAGACTGCGAGAACACCGGACCCCACGCAAACAAGCACAGCATAAAAGGCAGCACCCACGTCTGGAATACGCCACCAACCTCTGCGCACGGTCCGCGTTTACTTATTTTTCCGGCTTCCCTTGTCCCGCGAACCATGCAGGCGTTCGCGGAGACTTTTGCTCATCTGCTTTCGGCTACTGAAAGCGCAGAGTTTCACCCTTATCACGCCACCGCCCGCAAAACAGGTGCAGGCAGCTCGCTTCTCACGCTTCAGGCGACTTTTGCGCTCGCCGATGTTGTCCGAAAAACACAGGACAAACAAGCAGATAAAGAAAAAAGGACACACTTTACGGTGTCCTTGGAGCGGACGACGGGACTCGAACCCGCAATGACCAGCTTGGAAGGCTGGTGTCTCACCAAATTAGACGACATCCGCGCATATAAAAACACCACAAAAGCACATGGTTTTAATGGAGCTGATGGGGGGCCTTGAACCCCCGACCTGCGGTTTACAAATCCGCCGCTCTGCCAACTGAGCTACATCAGCATAGTCGTGAAGCCCCCGCACAACGAGGCTGAAAGCACTTTTCAAAAGACCTGTTACACGGGGGCTTCACTTGAAGGAGAATGAGTATGGAATGGAGCTGACGGTGGGGGTCGAACCCACGACCTGCGCGTTACGAATGCGCCGCTCTGCCTACTGAGCTACACCAGCATTTTGGTGGTGCTGGCAGCCTCCGCTTATCACGTGTAATCCCGTCTGCACGGAGGCCGCCAGCGCCGAAGAGAGTTGATGTCGGCGGGGTGGGTAGAACGCCGGCTGGCAATAGCGGCTGGAGTTGAACCAACATATCGTTACCTGTGAGAGAGGTACGGCATTACCAGTTATGCTACGCTATCATATTGAGAGATGTTTCCGTGTCCGCTGCTCGTTAAAAAAGACGGAGGCGAAGATAGAAGCAGCGAAAACAGAAGGCGCGCCGTGCGGACTCGAACCGCCAGAACCTCCCCGCATGGAGAACAACGCGAAAGTCGAAGCAGCTCCCGCACACTTCCCTCAGGGAGCTGACTTTATTGTGCTTATGAGTGTAAATAAAGAAAGAAGAAAACGGGACGGGCAACTTAGGCGCTTATTCTTACAATCGCAAGAATATTGTCATTTTAGGTACAAGCCCTTCGAACGAGCCTTTCTTGCCCTGTCCACGCTGTTATACTAACACGAACATATAAAAATGTCAAGTCTAATTATCAGTAAAAAAAGCTATACCGCGAGTTTATACGCCGCAAAGCGTGCCGCGCAAACTAAAGCAAGCTGTATTTTACGAAAAAATAGTTGGCAATAATAACGAATATGCAAAAGAATAAAGGTTGACATCCAGTAAATTTTCTCTCTAACGCACTTGACAAAATTTTATGTTCGTGTTTATAATAAGGGTGTGTAAGCCCTCTTTATAAGAAGTAAGCAAGAATCCTCGGTGATTTATTGCCGAGTAGTTCACGAAAAGCACCCCGACACCCTGACATTTTCCCACCATACGGAGGTGAGAACATATATGAAGCTATCCGTCATTGGAGTAAACGCACAAAAGGAAAAGCGTTTCGAGAAAAAAGGTATCCACTCAGCAGAAGACCTTCTGCGTTATATCCCAAAAAGCTATAAGGACTACCGGCAGCTTGCAACGCATCTCATAGATGGTGCGGAGCAGGCTTGTCTTGTGCGCGTAGACGAAGTGAAGTCCTTCGGCCAAGAACTGCGCTATAAGGGTTCTTATGTGCAGACTTCCTCCCATGTCCCTATGATTATCGCACACTGCACGGTGCTTCCGAGCGGAGAAAAACTCGTTATTACATGGTTCCGGCAAAACTACCTTTTCCGCAAGATTTCCACTTGCACAGGGCAGGAGGTTTATGTGGCCGGAAAGGTCGGATACAGCGAGAAATACAACAACTACACCATGACGGCACCGGAGATTTTCGAGCCTGCCTATGGGCAGGCACCGGGCATTCGTCCTGTGTACGCTCAAATCGGAGGCGTGAGCGATGCCTACCTGAGAGAAAAGATTCAGGAGGCTTCCGACAGAACTATCGGACTTATTGAAACGCTTCCCAATGATTTCCTCGACAAAAAAGGTCTTTCAAGCCTTTGGACTTCACTCAAGAAGCTGCACTTCCCCGTTTCCGAGCAGGATATTAAGGACGGGCAATCCCGACTCCTTCAGGAAGACCTCGTATATTTTGCTATGGCTAACGAATGGGCCGCACGAAAGATTTCTAAAGGTAGCCAATTCTCCGTCAAAACAAACGGTTGGATTGAAAAGATTAAGAAGTCCCTGCCCTATTCTCTCACAAAAGACCAGATGGACGCGATTGAGAGCATGACTCAATTTGCAGCAGACGGGCATCGCATCAACGCGCTTGTGCAGGGTGATGTCGGTTGTGGAAAGAGTATCGTCGCCTTCTGCCTTATGATGACCATGGCTGAGAATGGGTATCAGGCAGCGGTGATGGCCCCAACGCTGGTGTTGGCGCGTCAGCACTACGAGGACCTCTCTGCTCTGGCGGAACCGTTTGGCGTAAGTGTTGTTTGGCTTGGCAGCGATTTGAAGACGAGCGAAAAGAAAAAAGCCTTGGCCGTCATCAAGGAAGGCAAGGCACAACTCATTGTTGGAACACAGTCCATCATTGGAGAAGATGTGGAGTATAAAAATCTCGCCTTAACCGTAACGGATGAGGAACACAAGTTTGGCGTTGACCAGCGTACAGCGCTCATCGAAAAGGCTTCAGGCGGTGTTCATTCTATTACTATGTCTGCCACCCCCATCCCCCGCAGTTTGGCTCAGGTAATTTATGGGGATACCGTACAACTCCACACCATTAAAACGATGCCGGACGGACGTCTTCCGGTTATTACCGGTATTGCCACAAGTAAAGAAAAAATCTTTCGTTTCATTCTGCTGCAGAAACAAAAGGGGTATCAAACCTATGTTGTCTGTCCGCTTATTGATAGAAGCGAGAAGCTGGAAGGCGTACAGTCTGTCGAGGAAGTCAGCGCAGAATACCGTTCTGTTCTGGAACCGTATGGCGTCCGCATCGAAACAGTAACAGGCAAGATGGGAAAGACAGAAACGGAGGACATTCTCTCGCGCTTCAAGGATGGTCAAGTAGATGTGCTTGTCAGTACAACCGTTGTGGAGGTTGGCGTAAATGTCCCTACCGCGACAATGATGGTCATTGTAAACGCGGACCGTTTCGGGCTTTCCAGTCTGCACCAGTTGAGAGGGCGTGTAGGGCGGAGCAGCGTACAGTCCTATTGTGTGCTGGAAGCAGGCGCGGCGCCCACGCCGGCTGCGATGGAGAGACTGAACGCCATGGTACAGACCAATAACGGGTTTGAAATTGCAGAGGCGGACCTCCGCATTAGAGGTGCCGGAGATTTTCTCGGCACAGAACAATCCGGATGGAACCGATATATGACCCTTATGATGGCATACCCCGCTGAGTACGAACAGGCAAAGGAGGACGCAAAGACACTTTTGAACAGAGGAAAAGGTTCCTGCAAAATGGTCGATTCCATAATCGCGGGAGGTCAGGAGACCGACAATACCGCAAAGGAGGCATCAAGAAAATGAGTGCTATTTATAAAAGAACAAATCCTACAAAGCCGGCACGAGCTGGAGACGATATAAGGTACGGAGAAAACGTCTCAACAACTGTCTATACCTCTATAGTCCTGCTCCTCCGCAAATTAAGAATTGCGGAGGATGCAGGCAACATGGCAAGAGTAAACAACATTATCACAGACACCACGCCATACAGGGCAGAAATGAAAAAGCTGCGGTTAGCCGAACAGCTTAATTGTCCAGAAGAAAAGCTGCCAGCCCTTTTATTTGATAAAACTCCCATTACAAACGGAGAAACACAGCGATTTATAGGCTGGCAGGGATTTAACTGGCAAATCGTTTTTCGGATTCTTGCCGAGTTGGACATATCTTACGAGGAAATGATTCGATTCGGAGATAAAAACTTTCCAGCTTTCAGCAGCCTGCCGCCAGATGTTCAAGAAGTCTATAATCTTGTAGATAGCTTTCCAGAAACGATAAGAGACGGATGCATAAGAGAGTCAGCTCTCGGCATGATTGATACGATGTGGATACATCAATTCTGGGATGATAAAAAACGCAGCTTATTGCTGCGCCCTTCTGCGCGAGTACAGTACGTTTTTTCCCATAGATGTTCATTTAAGCGACAGGATATTCTCGATTTGGATGAATTGATTCAGTCCGGAAAAGGCAATTTTGAATTAGATGATAAACAAAAGGATGTCATTCACGAGTTGGCGAATATCATGTTGGTGAGACCCTCCTGCTCCACAAGCAACGAAAGAATTCTGCCGCATATAGCGGCTGCCTTTGGCGTCTCTTTACACTGGCTCATGGGGATGCCAAGCACAATGCGACTTTATGCGAAAAACTCTACGACAGAAGATATTGTTTCCGCCTATTATTTCATGTCAACCACCTGCAAAATTGAGTTTAGAAAAGCGCTGCAAAAGTTTTCCGAAAGACTTGAACACTTTAAGGAGGAAAACAAATGAGAAAAAAGGATAGTGCAGTCAACGCATATATCGACTGCAATAAATGGGCGACAAAACTCAATACGCGGTTCTCTTCCGCCGAGAAGTCGGAAAAATTGAATTACAAGGAAATGCTCGGAATATATGCCGAATTCAGCGATGAGCTTACTTTGGTACGCAGGCTTGTTTCCGCGAGAGTGTACGAAGAGCTGTTTGCCATTACCAAAATGCCACGTGTCTATGGAGAATGGAATGTGAAGCAAATTGGTGCAGAAATCGGCATGGACGCAACTAAAATGTCGCGCCTCAAGGAGCCTGAGGACGGTGCGCTTACCTCTGTGGGACCGTTTGAGTTACGCATTTCGCCTCCAGCAGACGGCAAGCAGACGCGACGGCTGCCTGAAGGGTTTTATGCGTCTGTTGAAGGTCTTTACAAAACCTCATACTTTTTCCTTGACAAGTCCTGCGAAAAAGTCTTATTCGGAGATGAGTGTGCGCCCATCCACCTCCCTCATAACTACTCCTCCCTTTTCTCCCAAATCTCAGCAGTTCCGTTTTCCGATTCCTTGCGGATACAAGTTAAGATTAAAGAAATGTGCAAGCAGTACGAGCAGTACATGGTAAGGGAAACGGCAGACGGCAAAAAGCCAGAAAACTACGTATACGCGGACAGCGCAGGTGCTCCCATTGATTTTCAGGAGCTTTATATAAAGCGGCTTAACGAGAAGATGGAAAATGACTGCTGTAATGCTTCCTCACTGTTCGGCGAAGACGCCAGTGCTCCTTTTAAGAACATGGCAATCAGATGCTTTAGCGTTCCTGTAGACACATTTGAAAAGTCAGATAGGGCAATATTCTTTGACAAGAACGGAACTCTTATGAGACCGGAGAAGAAGTCCGGAAAGAAAGAACCAATGGGAACGACCGGCAATCTTATGATGCTGAGTATTGGCCTTGACACGGCTGTGGACTATTTCATTTCCCCTGATTATACGAAATATTCGACGCTGCTTGCTCGAACAAATGTCCCAGATAAAAGTGGAAACGAGAGGGAGTTCACGCTTGATGAAGGTATGCGGTCAGCCCTTTCTTCAATCCTGATGATTTCTGACGATAACGATAGAAGTGAGGTCGTAGCGGAAGCCCTTTGCGACTGCTGGATGGCACAATACTCCGAGGAAATAAGGTAAAAAAAGAGGCAGGCGAAAGCCGCCTCTTTTTTCTCTGCTATTGTTGACATTATAAATAATTGTGGTAGTATAATAGTATAATTACGAAGATATTTTTATAAGGAGACTTATCTCCGCTTCCAGTCACACCAAGTATTCAAGACAGTTATCCCAAAACAGGGATAGCTGTCTTTTTATATATTTTTTTACATTACAAACACAATAAGAAAGGAGAAAACATAATGGCACAGGCAAAAATGGTTTTCAGCTATCTCGGCCCCGTTCGTGTCTATGACGACATTACCACAAATAAGTGGGGCGGGACGACTATGGCGGTTTCTGAGAAACAGGCTCGCAACAACTTGGCTCACCAGTATCGAAAACAGCGCGGATTGCTCCAGTGTGTGCCTGTCAAAATGACGGGTGAGTTGACAAGCTACAACGCACCGATAATGCCGCCGTTCAGGTCCAAGCGGAGGCCTTCGTATCGCGGAGGTGAAGCGCAATGATGTGGAATGGAAAGTGGAACGGAGCAAATGCCATCGTAGTTCACACGCCGCAGAGCTTTCGGTCGTTCAAGCGAGCTATCCGTTCTCTTGGCGATGTGTGGGCTGACTGGAATCATGTGTATTTCAGTCAGTGCAGAGATTTGTACTCCGCAGCATACCTCCCCTGCTATCCAGACAAGAGTCCCGAAGATAGCACAATCACCTATCACTGGCTCAAGGAAACTTGGTCCAAAGAAGGTCCTCGCGCCGTAGGCATGAACATTCAATAAACGAGGAGGAGAAGCTATGTCTACACCGCTGTATGAGTTAATTGAGAGAGCCGAGCGTATGGATTCCGTCTACTCCGAACGCTACGCTTCCTTCTCTTCTGAACAGGATAGGCGTGCGAAGCAGTGTATTGCGGAGGCTCGCGAAGCTATCGAAGAGCAGCGAAAACTCTGTGAAAGACGGCGCCGGCAAGCAATCGCAACAATAGGCCAACGGCAGAAAGGAGTAAATTCATTGTGAAAGTAAAAAAGAAAATTCGTTACGCCGGCGAATGCTGCATTTGCCACGAACCCATTGAGGTTGGCGAAGAATATGTCGAGGCACCCTACGAAAACAAGCAGTGTCATATCGACTGCATGGAGACAGAGCCGCTTAAAGCGGTTCTGTCTTTTTTCGGCATTCCGTCGTGTGTAACCAATTCTGAAGGAAAGGAGACAAGAATCTATGGGTAGAAATGGAAATATCCGCAGGGGCGATGTATTTTGGGTCAATGCGAAAGAAATCGAAATCTTTTCCCCTTGGGCCCCGGAAGGAAGTCAGTTCCGCGATAAAGACGGACATCCTTCCAATAGCTCTGTTATCAGAGGGCATCGTCCCGCAATCGTTGTATCTTCGGATGACCTGAACCGCTACAGCAGTGTAGTGGAGGTCGTATTTACGACATCATCTCCAAAGATGCAGCAGCCCTCCCATGTACTCATCACGAGCACGAGCCGCCCAAGCACAGCACTGTGCGAGCAGCCGATGGCAGTTTCTGTCAATGAGCTGGGAGCCTATATCTGCCACCTGACTGAAGCGGAGCTGGTAGACATCGACGCCGCGCTGTACTACAGCATGGGGCTGAGTGCTCGCGTGAACGACAATGATGATAATACATGGCGTGCGCGGTATGAAACCATGCACAGGGCATATTCCGAGATGCTTGTCCATGTTATGCGAATCATGGACAGCAACAACAAGCGGGCCACACCGTACCCCGCAGCCACCGTTGGAAGAAGAAAGGAGCAAGCCGAAAATGAGTAATCCTATCTTCATCGTGTTTGCCTGTGACGCTTGGAAAGCAACAGACTCCATGCGTCTGGTTTCTGCGACGACTTCCCGCGAAAAGCTGAAGGAACTCGTGGCGGCCTGCGTCGAGTCCGAGACGTTTGAGTACGGCGAAGACTCCGTAGAGGCCGCTGCGACGCAGCTCCGCAAGGACTTTGATAGCGGATTAAGTATCTACGACATCAACAACAACCTCAGATTCGGCATTATAACCGCTGCCGAGGATGGCGAGATGTAACGGAAGAAAGGAGATGTAAAAATGGGATACACTATCATTGATGCCCGCTCTTTCATCAAGACAACTCGTGGTATCATTCCCCTTGCCTTGGGTGGCAGCAACAACTGCTCCGAGTTTATCTACGACAGGAATTTCAAGCCGCGAGAGGTTCGCGAGCGCCACTGGTTCTTGCTGGGAGGAATCAATCTTCTGGAACTTCCTGAGGACGAATTTGTGGCGAAGGTGAATACCACCTTCCCCGACACCGATGATGAGTGCTGGAAGATGAACAGCAAGTGGGTCACTTGCTCTCAGGCACGGAAATGGTTTGCTCGCGCCGCAAAGGATGCCGCCACGCTGGAGGACATCCTCGCCGCCAATCCCGGCGTCAACGACCTGAATGTAGGGCTGATGCCCTATACGTCCGGCGACCATCTGCTGTGGAGGTATGTCAGAACAACGGATGAGCTGGAAGTCTGGCTGGATGAGGCACGGGAACTGGTAAAAGAACACAAGGACCACTACATCTTCATGTCGTTCAGCGGAACACAGCGCGGCGAGCGCCTGCGACCTGCCAGAGCGCGGGATGTAAAGGGTCCGCTTGTAGTTCAAAAGCGCAACGCGGGCTATGTGCGTGCGTTTGATAATGTGAATGGAAGAATAACTGTGCATTTCACAAAGGATGTCAGAGATGCCATTCACTACCCGTCTGCGGAAGCAGCTACGGCAGCAATGGGAGAGGTTATCAGCGTAATGGGACTTGAGTTCAAGACCGTAACGCGCAAGATGACGGCGCCTCGGCCCTATGTCGTTATGTGTACGGAAAAGGCATACGCAGGGAAGTATGTGAAGAAATCCGTGAAGAACAACCTCCAGTACACGTCCTCCGTGGATGATGCTCAGAGGTTTATCAGTGAGAAAGACGCTGAGGCAAAGATTTCTTCCTTGCGAGGCAAATTTCTCAGCGCACAGTATCTCAAACCAGTTTACGTAGAAGCGTGAACAACAAGCCTAAAAAAAAGAGCCGCTATGCGGCTCTTTTCTTTTGCGTCGAAACCGTTGACATTATAAGGAAATGTGGTAGTATAGTAGTATAATTACGAAGATATTTTTATAAGGAGCTTTGTCTCCGTTTTCAGTCACATCATCACATTCAAGACAGTTGTTCTCTTTTGAGAGCGACTGTCTTTTTATATATTCACTACATTTTTGTTCCCGTAAGACCTTATCACAGGCTGGGAGAAAGGAGAAAAATATGGCATATATCTGTGAAAAGCCTGCTGGTTCCTGTGCGTTATGTGAGCACTATCGTTTCGATGAGGAAAAGGGACGAAAAGTGTGCTTTGCCGCTGTGGATAAGTGTGAGGCAGAAAAAAAAGCAGCCGAGCTGAAGGTCGTTGCGTCGAAATCCGGATGTGATAAGGCAGAGAACACCTGCACCTCCTGTGAGAAGTATGTGTGGGACGACAAAGTGGCGCGTTACGTGTGTCTCGAAGGCGAGGATGCAGCGAGAACTGCAACCCTTCCCAGCAGAAGATACGCGATGCTTTTTGTGAACCACTCCCCTATCGGCGAAGGTTCTCTTGTGGATGTGTGTGCGTTGTCCTTCGACACACTGGATGAGACTCGCGTGGGCGTTGAGTTGGTAAAGAACGCGCACACACACGTCAGCAACCAGTTCAGAGGCAGACGCGGTCTTTTCCCGTTTGCCGGTGAAATGCTCTCCGATGAGGAGTGCCGCCGTGTGTTCGGCGCAAAGGTTCTCTGTGCGTATTCCCTCTACTACACGGATGAGTACGATGCAAGCGTCAAGGCGAGAGCCTTTTCCTACCTTGCGGTAGAAACCGAAAATGCGCGGGATGTTATCCGGCGTCTTCTGCATCACAATTTGGACTGTGGCACCTGCCAGACCTTCGTTGATGAGGGTTGTGAAACCTATCACGACTGCCCCTACCACTATGAGTGTGCAAAGCTGGGCGACGTATGGGTGGAAAGAAAGGCGGTGTGAACTATGTTGTTTGCAACTAAGCTGAAGAACAGTCTCACCAAGCTGGCAGAGCAGCACGGTATGGAAATCAAGGTCGAGCTGAAAAACATCGCTGTCAATGGGCAGCGGCGCGGATGCTCCGGTTTCGTGACCTGCGGCGATAGCTGCGTCTACGTAAATACCGAGCACTCCATCTACGGCCCGATTTCCAGCCAGTCTATGTGCCGCTATGCCAAGAACACAGAGGATTTCTCCAGCAACGGTCTGAAAAACGGCTATAACCAGTTTGTGGCCGACGATTTCTTGGCCGCAAAAGTCATTTCCATGCTCAAAAACGGCAAAGGCATCCCCCGCTGAGGGGGATGCCTGCAGAGAAAGGAGGCTCCCGTGAGGAAGGACTACATTAGATTTCCCGCAAGGATGAAACAGCTCGTCAGCTTCACGGGCATGACTATTGAAAACAAGGGTAACTGTTATCCTACCGACATCGACGGACTCATTGAGTATCACGACAAGGGGTATGTTTTCTTTGAGGTAAAGCATCGTAATGCCGCAATGCCTTATGGTCAGAGACTCGCGCTCCAGCGCATGGTGGAGGATGCTTCCAGAATTGGAAAGACATCTATCGCCATCGTGTGTGAACATACGGTAGACAATCCCCTCATTCCCGTCACAGTTGCAACGTGTCGGGTTAGGGAAATCTACTATTCCAAGGAGCATCGTTGGCGGGCACCAAAATACCCCACAATGACCGTGAGACAAGCGGTAGATGGGTTTCTCTACACGCCAAGCGTTCAGCAATACAGAACGCCCTCTGGCGGCATTAGCACCCTCGTGGTGGCTCAGGTAGCGAGAGGAGGGGCTATCCCCTTCCCTCCCGCCTACCCAGCCGCACAGAGCTACGGTGCCGTGCCTGATACGTTGAGGCAGAGCAGTTGAAATCCGCAAAAAAAGAAAGGAGAACAACATGGGAAGAAACAAGATTTTGTCCCGCGATGAGGTCGTAAAGAGCCTGAAGAGGCAGCTCACCGAGTACGACATTGACGACATCCCAACGGACGCAATTCGACATTTGCAGATGGCAAGAATTATCTGCGAGTGCAATTATGTGTTCATCGATGATGTCATCGAGACTCTGGCGAATTGGTTGAAAATGGATACCAGCGAAATTCCCAAGGGTGCGATATCGCTCCTGCAGGACGCGCTGGATGCCTGTCGCGGAACTGCACCACATAAGAGGCGCAAGGTAAGCGTAGAAGGCACCAATACACCGTCAGAGGTGTTCGACGAGTTCCTGTTCCTTGGAGATGTTACCGGATTGCTCGGCGAATGGTTTGATATGGACACTCAGGATATTCCTGAGGCGGCGCTGGCTGCGCTGCATAAGGTCTACGACCTTTGCTGTCAAGAATATGAATGACCCCGCCGAGGAAAAGAAAGGAGAAAATATATGCCCAGAAAGGAACCTTATGAGCGGCGAATCTGCCTCTCACATTGTCCTGTCAAAGAGTGTGACACGGACATCTATCGTGGCTCTCGTTGCAAGGAACTGCGCGAGAAAGCCGGTGTCCACTTTGACCCTGATGCTTTTAAGGGCAAAAATCCCAAGCCCATTATCTTCAACGGAGAGATGGTTCGAGCCATCCGGGAGGGTCGCAAGACAGTGACTCGCCGTGGTGCATTCCACTTCGCGGGAAAGAGAGCGGATGGACTGTATCGCGACGGAGACGGACGTCTCGTGGCCGCTTTCGCTGATGAGAACACCGTCATTCGCAGCTTCTGTGCTCCGTTTGACAAGGGAGACATCCTGTATGTTCGCGAAACGACCTGTGCCTGCGCCGAGAACCGCTGGCTCTATAAGGCCGACTACACTGACGAGGACCTGAAAAACTCCCCTGAGGTAAGCTCTCTCATTCGCTGGACGCCATCTATCCATATGCCCAAGGAGGCTGCACGCATTTTTCTGCGTGTGACGGATGTTCGGTTGGACCGGCTTAATGACATGAGCGAAGAGGACTTCATAAAGGAGGGTGTCACTCGCGATGAGGATTCCTCCAAGAACATCATGTCCCTTCAGGATAAGTTCACTAAGCTGTGGGACGGCACTATTCCGAAGCATAAGGCTCTCTCGAAGTGGGCAGGAAACCCGTGGGTATGGGTCATTGAATTTGAGGAGGTGCGGTTCTGATGGCAGAGATAGATTATCGTGTGATGATTCAAGAAAACATCCAGAAGTACAACGGCACCTACAAACCGGCCCCAAACCCATTCGGCGTTTGTCCCACCTGTGAATGTGCCCTCGAACCAAACTACTTTGTGATGGAAGAGGAGATTGTGCAGAACGGGATGCGGTTCAAGACGGGTCGCGTGAAGCGAGCAGTTGACTGTCTTGTTTGTCCAAATTGCCTCAGAATTGAGTGCGTTGACGACAGCTTTGACGGTCCGTGGATGGAAAAAGCCACGTGGAACAAACTTCACGGAGTACCTCAGCTTTGAAAGGAGAAAAAAATGAAAGAAATCCTGTTTCGTGGTCAGGTCCGTCGGCATGGCGAGAAAGTTCGCATGGCAACCGGAGCACCCCTGCCGGGAATTTGGGTCTACGGGGGCGCCGCACGTCCCCATAATAGCCCGAAGGACTTCGCCATCATCTACACGTACTTGTCCGACACGGCTGAAAGCCGCGATGTTTGCGGCGTCTACGCGGATACCGTAACACAATACACCGGCATCATCGACAAGGACGGCGCAAAGGTGTTCGAAGGAGACATCGTGGAGACCTTTGAAGGATTCCGCCCCACTCCTCTCTTCAACGAGAACACGGTTGTGTTCCGAAATGGTTCCTTTGGCCTGCTGGTTAGTGAGTCTTTGAAAACAAAAACGGCAGCAGAGCTGATGGACGAGGCTTACGACAACGGACATTTTGTTCCGTTTTGTAAGCTGCTCGGCACCGAAATCCGTGTTGTTGGCAACATCTTCGATGGTATCGCCGATAAGACTGCAAAGAACGAATAACCTTAACTTAAAAAGAAGCTCTTTCGGGGGCTTCTTTTTTTTGTACCGTTTCCGTTGACATTATAAAGAATTGTGGTAGTATAGTAGTATAATTACGAAGATATTTTTATAAGGAGATTTATCTCCGTTTTCAGTCACATCATCATATTCAAGACAGTTGTTCTCATTTGGGAACGACTGTCTTTTTATATATTCAGAACAAATAAAAACGAAAGGAGAAAACGCATGAAACAAAAGGAGCTTACCCAGCACGAGTGCGATACACACCCGTCTATCCATTATACAGGCAGCGTGCGCGGTATGAAAGCAAGCGGCTTGTGGGGAAAGAACGACGAATGTGTGCGTTGTGGTAATTATATCTACAACCTGTCTATCACACTTGGGCCTTACAAGCAGATTTAGAGAAAGGAGAATAAAATGGATACATCTTCGCTGCACTTTGTTGACAGCACATTGTCTCAGTATCGGAACGAGTTGTTGTTCCACCCCCGCAAGAAGTTGCCCGCAAAAGACGTCAACGACGCTCTGAGGCGGCTGCTGGAAATAACGGGAGTACAGGGAAAGGTCAGGGACACCCTGACTACCCACCTGAACGACAGGTGCGGATATGCCCGCGATTTGAGTAAGCCTACGCCCTCAATCGCACAGGTCATCTCCGCTATGGAATTCGCGTTGCAGTCGGTTTATGCCGACCAGCCTGTTATGGAAGGGGGTGCAAGAGCATGAGTAAGCATCGCTGGACAATCGAAGAGCTGAAGAGCGTCAATGACGCTAAGTTTGCTATGGCGATTCTGATGGAGCGCCGCAGTGAGTTGTCGAATCCCTACACCCCGTTCGCACAGCGTCTCACCAGCGTCATCAATACACTGATGGACATGGCTGTGGATGGCGGGCTGACAGACGAAGAAAGGAGTAAGAACAATGGCCGCTGAAATGAGACTTTACCGCGTAACGGTTATCGGCAGCAATGCCGAGAGGCAGCGTGGAAAAGTGGTGGATGAGGTCACAGTCAAGGTCGGAACCAAGTGGCTGACGGACGATAACGGTCGGCGTTACTACAAGGCACCGCTTGAGGACGCAAACCGAAACCTCTACTTCCAGCTCAACACCACGTACTGCATGGACTACCGGCTGTATCAGACAGAGCAGGCCGCCAAGGATTACCTTCGGCAAGCGGAACTGCGTGTGACGCTTTGCAGGGCGGTGAGAAACTTCAACTTCAACGCCCCCCTGCCTGTGCTGGAGAAGGTCATGGATATGCTGAAAGAAAGCGGGTGTTTGAAATGAGCACGAAAATCTTTGACGCTTGGCGCATCAATTCTACCGACATTGGAGAGTTGGTCAACCTCGGCAACGAGATTCGAGGAGTACAGAAAAAATCCTTCGTGGATGCCGTCTACAGCTCACTTGACTTCTGCCAGCTCGCCATTATCTTCGCCAAAAAGTCTGTAGAGAATGTCGAGGAACTCAGGCCTGTTTTTGCGTCAATCGCCGCGAACGTCGTTCACAAGTGCGTTTTGATGTACGAGTGGATTCCGTCTTTCACGATGACGGATAGCGTCAGAAGCTCTGCGGAAGAGCTTCTGCAGAATGAGGCACAGAAACGGAAGATTTCATTGACAGTAGAGCAGGAGAAAAATCTGCTTGCCGTCATCACTGAGGTCTACGAAATTGTCTCCCGTGATTGGCAGACATCATTGCTGTTCCTCAAGGGCGATAATGGCAGTACCTACATGAAAGGGTTCAATCTCACCAGAGAGACAGCCCGTTTCATCGACTCCACATATCCCCGCTTTGAGTACACCGACCAGACGGAAATGAGCACTTCGTCTTTTGATGCGTTCACACAGGAATATATTGTTTCTGGGCGCACAGAGGAAGAGCAGAACGAACGGCTGATGGAGGCACAGCATGAACGCGGAGAACTGTGGGACAAAGCCTTTGCGGGACATAGTGTATGGCGCGACGCAGGACTCTCCTTCTCTCTCGTGCCGGCACAGCTTCAGGAACAGTTCGTGGCTATCCACTCTATCTGCAAAAAGGTGTTCGGCACCGAGGCCTAAACGAAAAAAGAAAGGAGAAAAATCATGGAGAATATCCAAAAAAACGCTGCGGAGGTCCAGACCAGCGTTCCTGACCTGATTCCGGTCAACTACCGCGAAAAGGCAGAAGATTTGGGCTGGGTCATCGACGAAGACAAGGTCTGTGGTGTGTTCACGTTCAGACAGGGGTCGCCTGCCGGCGAGGACTACTCCTTTGACCTGTACGCCGATGATGATTTCGGCGATGGAGTGGCCGCTGCTGTGCGCCGCGTCTACGAGGACTTCGACGTTGACGAGCACGTCGCTCTGTTTGCGGAGGCTTCCGTAAAGGGCACGTCAGGCGTTCCGAAGCTGTCAGTGCTTGTCGAGGACGCCAAGGAAATCAACGAGATGCTTCTCACACTCGCCGAAGCGTTTGAAGACATCGAATCTGGTACATCAGAGCGGGAGCAGAAGGTGTATACCCGCTGCTGCCCCAACTGTGGTGGCGTATCTTTCTCTGGTCATCAGGTTCTCCACATTGATGTGTTGGTTGACATCGAAACGGGAGATTTCCTCGGAAATATCAACGACGAAATCGAATCTAACATTTACGAGTCGTCTGACCCCTACGGTCCGTATCACTGCATGACCTGCGGATTTGAATGCTACAACCTTTCCGAGCTGGAAAAGAGCGAGGTGGAGTAACTCTAATGTCGATTATTCTTTACTTCGCTCTGACCATTCTCGTGATGTGCGGCATATTCCTTGGCATAAGGAGACTGGACACACAGGACCTCTTGCCGCCAATCGTCTGCAGCGTTTCTGTGGGCGTTATTATGGTGGAACTGTTCGCACTTGTTCGGTGGTATTAACGGAGGTGAGAAAGACGTGTTCAAAATGCTGACGAACCCCTTGTTTATAGCCTATGTCGTTCTCATCATCGCCGCAATGGTCGTCTCAGTCATAGCCGCAAAAAAATCAGACCAGCCAGAAATGCTTCCGGCTGCCTTTGGCACTATTGCGCTCACCATTGTTTTGGTTATTGTAGCGGTCATAACCGGTTAAATCAAAGACAGCGGGAGAGGCACTCTGCCTCTCCCCTGCTTTCACAAAAAGAAAGGAGAAAACTATGAACAATGCATCTATCAGAGCCGCCGCAGCTTTCTGCGACGAGAACACGCTGGTTAAGGTCTCCCGCAAAAACCCCAAGCACGACCGTTTCGAGGACACATTCGTTCCTTTCAAGGAAATCCGTAATGGCGATTCTGTGAGTGTCTTTGGCGACGACGGATGCGAGCTGCACTTTTCCGCCCTCACAAACGCTTATTTCGAGGAAAGATGCCGAGAAGAGAACGAGTGCGGTTGGATTGTGAAGGCTACAGCGGACGGTGATGAGACTGAGCTGATTCTCTATCCCACCGATTTTGCACCATATATCACATCCCTCCTCATCACTGAAGAAGAGGATTGGCGCGGCTGTCGGCTTCTTATCGAAAGCGTTCTCAGCGACACCAAAGACATCATCAGCAATATGCGAACAAGATTCGAGGATGGGGTAAATACGTACAGTGGGCGTCGTCCCGTTATCGCCGCAGACATGGCAGTGCAGGAACTCTCCCGTGAATGGACGGAACAGTTCGGATACCGTCTCATCTCGGACAGTGTGAACCACGCAAAGTGCGATGTAAAGGATATCCTTCCAGAAAAGGTCCTTGCCTCTTCTGGGATAGAGCTGACGTTCTTCGCCTATTCCGACGGCGAGTATGCAGCGTCTCCTCTGTTCTTTGCCAAACTGCCCGATTTGGGCGAACGGTACAACGAGCCTGAGGGACGTGCTGCAATCGCAGAACTGCTGCAGAAGCTGGATGAGATGTACGGCGACCTGCCTGAAGACACAACAAAATGGGCTCTGGAATATCAGCTTTGGGCTCGTATGCTGCTGGCAGAAGGTGCGGTCATGCTGAATCCGAAGCACCTCGACCTCCCCGACTGCGCCTACGAATTCAAAACGCTGGCTTTCGGTAATAAAATGCTGGAAGACAGCGGTGACGGTATTGCGTGGACAAAGGCTGTCAAAACACCTATCAGCGTAATCGCCGAGGCGTGGGAGAATGACATGAGTGAGTCCGGCGATGAGGCTTTTACCTGCATCGTAACTGGCTGACGTTGAAAGGAGAAAACATGGATAATCTAATTTCGAACAAGCGAAAGCTGCATTGCGACGAGAACGTATTAGTCCATATCGTGCGTTACTGCCGTGATACGGATGATACAGATGGCGACGGCATTAGAGAGGTGGAAATGTATGTCCCCTTCAAGTGTATCTGCAAGGGCGATGCCATTGAAATTCCCGATAAGGACACCGACGATGCCTTCAGAACAACCGCCTATGCTGCGGAGGACGCTTCGTATAGCGAAGCTCGTGCGGGTGGTTGGTTTGTGCCGGTCGCCTGTACTGGGCAGAAAGAGTATGTTCTGAAGCCTGATGATTTCGCACCTTGGCTCGTGACCCTGAGTGTCGTGTTCACACACGGGTCGTCCTGCAAACTCTTTTTCGAGTGCGTGGAACGAAGCGAAGAGAAGCTGTGGGCAAACATTCACAGAATCTTTGACGATGTGCCGACGCTGCGGCATGAGCTGGGTTTCGTTGCCCTCGTCCGACATATGGCACGGAAGTACCTCACACCTGATAGGACGGAGCCTCTTGGCTTCAGATTCCTTTCGGATGATGTTGTCTGGAGCAACTGCAAAGTGAAGGATATCCTTCCCGACCGGTTCTTCGCAGCAGCGGACATGGAGCTAACGTTTTACGCCTATGCGGAAGACGAGTATGCTGAGAGTCCCCTATTCTTCGCCAAGCTGCCGTATCTCGGTACGCATCACGGAACTCCCGCAGGCTGCGTGATTTGCGCCTCCATCCTGCGAAAGCTGGACGAGCTGTATGGCGACCTGCCGACGGAAACGTCCCGCTGGTCTCTTGAATACCAGCTCTGGGCCCGTATGCTGCTGACGGAAGGCGCAGTCATGCTGAACCCGATGCATCTGGCACTCTATGAAGACGAGCATACCTTTAATTCGCTTGTCTTTTGCGATGATGCGCTGGAAGTCAGCGGTGATACTATTGTATGGAAGAAGGCATCCGGCGCTCCCAGCAACAAGATTACTGAGGCATGGGAAAAAGAGACGGAAAAGTCTGGCTGCAATGACACATTTACTTGCTCCATTTAAGCCACGAAAGGAGGGACAAACGAAAATGCTGGATACTTCCGACATTCGCCATTTTGTTATACCGAAGATAAGAGAGACCATTCTGTATATCAACCGCTATGAGAAAGCGGCTGAAGCCATTGCCGCAATCGTCGGGATGGGTGCGTCCTTACAGGTTCGTCCGAAGCTGTCTGACCTGCCGCAAGACGCGGCGGAACTGGTTCTGCGGAAGCGCGAACTGGCTGAGTTATACGGCTTCGTCGAACAGAACTACGCCCATCTCCTGATTTCCGGTATTTTGTTCCGCAGCGACTGTGAGAGCAAGCAGAAATCCATCAAAGCCTACCACGAGTTGTACTTTGCGCTGTGCGAGTATATCGTCCATGTGTCGCATTGCACGGATATACTCTACAAGGCAAAAGGGCAGCATAATGACCCTTTGTGGATTTGGGATGATGATGGTACATTTACGACCGCTTGGACGGCTCAGTACCATGATGATTTCGACAACACGCTCTCCGCAATGAGCCATCAGGAAGATGAACTGCTCCTGACCATTTCCAGAAGCGCCGCCGTACTGCGAGACGCCTTCGCAGCGTTTTCCTTGGATTATCGCAACGACGCTGATGGGTACGGCCAAAGGGTTCTGAAGGAGTATCAGGAGCGCATGGTTAAAAGGGAATGCTAAAAGCAAGATAAAAAACTAAATTTCAAAAGAAGCTCCTTCGGGAGCTTCTTTTTTTACGTTGCTGCTGTTGACAAAATAGCGAAACGTGGTAGTATAATAGTATAATTACGAAGATATTTTTATAAGGAGTTTTATCTCCGTTTTTCAAGTCACATCACAAATTCAGACAATCACTTCCCTTTTCGGGCAGTGATTGTCTTTTTCTATATATACATTTTATTTTGGTTTCCCGTAAGTCCTTATCACAGGCTGGGAGAAAGGAGAAAACATCATGGCAAACTGTGTACTCTTCCGAGGGAAGAAAGGGTTCGATATCAGTACCCTTCCGTACGGGCTGAACTCGCTTCCCAATAGAAACACAAGTACGGTGTCCAAATGGAGTGCTCCCAAGCGCCCCTCTGCAAAGGGGTATTCTACCCTTCACAACTATGCGACCAGAGCTCTTTTGGCGTATCTGGGAATTCCCAATTTTGTCGATGACTACGCTCTTTTGCAGGTTTCTGATAACCTGTGGAGCGCGGAATATCGAGACGCCACGGAATCGAGGACGTATCTTTTCACCTACAAGACGGTCATTCAAACGAATGCGCCGGCAGTAGGTAAGCTGGCGGCTGCGTCAGCGGCACCTTCCGGACAGTGGGCGGGAACCCCGTCTATTGGCTCGGAGTCGGACACTCTCGACCTGAGCGGTGCTTTCCTTGCGATGACCCCGTTCACCCTCGCAACGTATTACGGCGCACCTGAACTGGCTGTTGTCGCAAACAATGTGGAGCTCAAGCAGGTACAGACGGACATCCTTGACCTGAGCACCAAGTACCCCGCCGACTGGGGCAACCATATGGATGAGATTCCTGATGCGAGAGACTTTCTCTACACATTCAGTGATATGTTCTACTACGGTTGTGAAGACGGAAAAATCCCTCTCAATATCCAGAACGGCAATATGAACATTCTGACCCGGCAGAAGGTAAACAGCGGAGCCTTTAACGGCACCGTCATCGTTGGCTCCCCGACCATTATCGGTGGCACCATGGCCTCAAACGCCGGCTCGTCTGAAAAGAGCATGACCGTGAAGGATGCCAAGCTCAGATATGCTGCATGGACAAACACACATACGTGGACGCAAGACGAAGAACTGCTGATTCCCACCTTTGACGACGACTTCAAGGTCCAGCCGGAGGTAATCGAAATCGCAGATAAAATCGTCGCAACGTCTAATATGCGCGTTCCGTTCCGCAACTTCCTGTGGCGCGGTATCACCGGTTACGGCAAGTCTACCGGTACGAAGGTGTTGGCGTGCATCCTGCACACCCCCCGTTTGGAGCTGACCTGTCATACTGATATGTTGGCAAAGGACTTGATTTCCGAGTTCGTTCCCTGCAATCCTGTGGATGCGGTACGAGGAGAACTCCCCTCCTTTGAGGAGATTTCCTTCGACCCCGAATCTGCGTGGAACAACATGACAGGAGAAGATGGCACGGGCATTACCTCCGAGGAGTGCTTTGCAAAGTATTCCGAGCTGTTGGTTGCACGTGCCGGCTGCACTTCCCCCGTGAAGGTGGTTGAATCCGCTTTTGTGAAGGCCGTTTCTCGCGGATACATCTGCGAGATTCAGGAGGTCAGCCGAATCAAGGATTCCGGTGTTATGGTCGCGCTGAACCAGTACGATTTGCCGGGAGCTATGATTCCTCTGGTAGATGGTGGATTTACCTATCGCCAGAAGGACGCCGTTGTGGTATTCACAGATAACGTCGGATATGCTTCCTGCCGCCCCATTGACCAGTCGGTTCTCCGTCGCTGCCGTATGATTTTCGACAGTACGGAAATCGAGAAGAAAGCCATGCTGGAGCGCATCAAGTACAACACCGGCTGGAGCCGCGACGACAGAACATTGTACGCGCTCTACGATGTGTACGAGCAGATTCGCAGCTACTGTGCAGACAAGGAAATCACTGAGGGTTCTTGCACCATCTGCGAGCTCGAATCCCTCGTGTGCTGCGTGCAGTGTGATGACCGCTATCTGGCAAATCTTGAAAAGTATATTGACACGTGCCTCATCTCGAAATGCACGAACGACCCCGTTGAACAGAACGAAATTCGTTCCAACGCAGCACAAGTCATCAGCAAGGTGGCATAAGGGTCCGAAAGGAGAAAAGAGGCATGGTGCCTCTTTTCTTTCTTTTCGGATAAGAAAGAAAGGAGAAAAAAGCACCATGACTAAGAACTATAACAACATCAACTTTTTCAATCGTGAAAATTACAACGCGCTCTGCGCCAAGGTCGGCGAATGCGTCAAGAAGGGTATTCCCAATGCAGATAAGCTGCTTGAGAGCCTTGAAGGGCGATGCGCTGCCTTCCTCGACTATGTGAACACAGTTGATATGGGTGAGACCCGCATCATCATTGCTCACAACCGTCTTGAGGGCGAAGACCTCCGCGACGCATTGCAGACCATCGACAGGCTCCGTAAATGCTACCATGACGCTGCTTGCGATAGCTGCAATATCATTAACCGGATGGCGGCAGCAAATGGAATCGGACCTGTTTTTACCGGAGATTCCACCGACCGCCTGCAGGTGGCAGACTTCTGCCTCGAATTTACCGTTGAAATTTTCAAGAACCGGAAAAAGTAAGAAAGGAGAGTTGACGCATGAACCAGAAATCTATCTGGAGGCAAATCCGCGTAGGCGCCAAGGAAATGAGCGAAAAACTCACAGATGCTGACATTTACACCAGCGAAGCATTTCGGAGCCACGTACAGGCCACGGTCGATTCGATGACAAAAGACCTCGATAAACACATTTCTGTCTCCCTGATGCATGACCCGAAATCTGACATCACCGCCTTAACTGATGGGAACAATCTTTATCAGAATACGGCGAATGGCGTCATAAGGTGGTATAAGCTCCCCTCCTCCCGTTTCGCAACGGTCATGGGTAACGTCTATCACGAGTTGGCTCACATTCGATTCCATGACTTCCGCGCCGACGTGCTGGCAGACAGGGAGTTGAAGGAAAACGGCACACTTTACGGACGAATGCCTGAGCCGGACGATGAAACAGAGCTGGATGAGATGAAGGAAGCTCTAAAGCACCCTGAATACCGAGAGGTGTTCAAGACGCTGCGAGATGAACTCATCAACTGTATCATCGACGCACACGATGAGGAACGCATGAGCGATTACTATGGTGGCATCGTCTCTCGCAGCATTGAGATGGTGGCATCTTCCATTCAGGGTCAACTCAAGACGCTTGAGGGCTATGTGAACAACAAGAAAGAGCCTTTGTCCATTATGACAAGCCTTGTACTTCAGTTTGCACGGTTTGGTGAAATCCTCGTTGCGGATGAGCAGACGCTCTATACCAATGAGTACGCCAAGAAGCTGACAGACATCTCACAGGCCATTGAGCTTGCCACCAACACGGATAACCCGAAAGAGCTGTATGCTCAAATCAATGTGATGCTTCTCTTTATGTGGCCTTACATCAAGGATGCAATAGATAAGTGTGACAAGCAGCAGAATGCTCAGGCAGGCCAAGGCCAGCAGGGGCAAGGTCAGCAGTCCGGCTCCGACCAGAACGGTCAGGGTGGGCAGCAGGGCCAGTCCTCTTCCGGCGGTGGTCAAGGCAGTCAGAACCAGCAGCAGGGCGGCGGAGGCATCTCCCAGCCCAGCACCAATGCCATTCAGCAGGTGCTCCAGCAAATTGCTCAGGGCGCACAGAATGGCGGTGGTTCTCAGATGCCTCAGAACCAGAAGGCGTCCAACGTAGCCAAGCAAGCTACCAAGGATGCCCAGTCTGCCGACAAGAAGAAGGGCAAGAAAAACGACAGCGGTAGTGGTTCCGGCGGGAATGATGCCAATAAGGGCAACGTCCCCGCTGCTGTGGCCGGCAAGAGCGGCGATGGACAGGATAAAAACGGAAAGCAGGCGCAAGCCGACAGTATGTTGGCGAATGTCCTGCAGACCATTATTTCCTCCGTTGCCGGAAACATGGCCGAAGCACAGATGGAGCAGGATTTGAAGTCTCAAATCATCGCTGATGTTGACATCATGGACCGTAGCTCTACGCACAAGGGCCATAGCATCGACGTCAAACGCGAGGTTGAAGTAACACCTTCCAACATCAAGCTCTACGGTGAAATGATGGAGGATGTGTCGCAGTATTCCAAGCGTCTGGCAAAGCTGATGCAGCAGGAGTTGAAGGACCTGCAGGACGGCGATGTCCGCAGAAACCGAATGTACGGTAGAGATATCGTTGCAAGTGAAATGTGGCGTCCGGATTGCCGGTTCTTCAGCGACACAAAGTTGCCGCAGGACCTGCCCGATATGGCAGTTTCCGTGCTGGTTGACCAGTCTGGCTCGATGTACGGACAGCGCATGGGCGCCGCTATGAAGGCTACCATGCTCCTGCATGACTTTGCAGAGCGTGTTCATGTTCCTGTCGCTGTGTACGGTCACAATGTGACCATGCATGGTAGGGTCAACCTGTTCGTCTACACAGACTTCCTGAAGGCCGGTAAGCGTGACAAGTATCGCCTTGCCAAGCTCTCCACTGGAGGCTGTAACCGCGACGGTGCAGCACTGGAGGTCGTTGCGAATCTGCTGAATGCGAGACCTGAGCGCACGAAGCTCCTCATTATCATCTCGGACGGTAAGCCGAACGACGATTCCTATGGTGGAGATTCTGCGGCGAAGGATATCAAGGACATCGTAGCCCGCAATCGCCGGCGCGGTGTTGAGATTGTTGCAGCAGCTATTGGCGACGACAAAGCGTACCTCAAGAAGATTTACGGCGACCAGTTCCTTGACATTACTGACCTGTCCACCTTCCCCAAGGCAATGGTCAAAATCGTCAAGAAACGGCTGAAGGTCTAACTACAACTAAAGAGCCACCTTTCGGGGTGGCTCTCTTCGAAAGGAGATAATGCTATGGATTTAGGTTACATTGCTCCCTGCCCCGTGTGTGGTGGCAAAATCAAGCTGTATTCCCACTGTGGCAAGCCCGATTGTAAGGCTGTATGTCAGAGTTGCAAAAAGGGGTTTCCGTTCCACGCAAGCCTGAAGACCTATGCCGGCACAAAAATCTATGCCAGCAGTATCAGGAAGAGTGTGCGGATGTGGAATAACACGGTTTCAAAGGAAGTCATTGCCGATGAGACCCTTTGATTCTGTTTGCTACAGAAAGGAGTTGAGTTTCTGCATATAAGAATATATAATGATATGCAAAAGAAGCCGGTATTGTAGAAAGGAGAAAGCATAATGACTGCAAAGCTGAAAAGCGATGCGCTGAGAGTTATCAAGAAGCTCCGCTGCTACGGCACGGACGCTGAAGACAACCTCGGCTGCGGCGATAAGCGGTGCAAGTACCGCGATGTGGACGGTGCCTGTAACATCAACGACATTGAAGCGGATGCTGCCGATGTGATAGAAAAATTATTGAAGGAGATTGAGAAGTATGAACATCACTGATGTGGTGATGAAGTCCCGCAATGTTGAATCGTTCAACAACCTCCTCCCTGTTACATCTGTCACATCAGAGAAATCAAAGGCAGTTGCCAGTCGGAACGGATATATGGCGCCCTATACAGCCGATGAACTGCGGAAGAAGTTTCATCTAACCGACGACATCATTGAGAACCTCTACTACGGCTGCGGCTTTACCCCGTTTTATTACTGGGATAAGGATAAGGTCATATTCCCCTGCAACAGTCTTACAATGGCAGCCGACGGTGAAGATAAAACGCCTGAAATCCGAGGGGCTGTTGAGCAACTGAAGGAGAAAATTGCTTCCGGCAACTGTAACTTCATCATCACGGCACTCAACGACCGGATGCGGATAGAGTATCTGAAGAAACTCGTTGATGAGGGCTTTGATGGTGCTTACAAACTGTTCTGCGATGTCTACCCTTTTTCCGATTACGGATGCTCCGCACTCAGACGGGATGGTATACTGAAGCTCAAAAGCATGAAAACGCCGGAACAGGTTCAGGCAACGGAGAAGGGGCTCAAGAAGTATCCTGACACGCTGACGGTTTACCGTGGCGCCGGCGATGAAAGCGCAAGTCTGGAGGAAGCGTTCTCTTGGACGCTGGACCCTGCCGTAGCCGTGTTCTTCGCCACGCGCTTTCCGTCTGACCATGCAAAGGTATATCGGGCTACAGTCGAAAAAGCCTCTGTCATTGAGTATTTCGAAGGTGTGGAGGCTGAAGTTATTGTATCTCCTGATGACATCAAGGAGGTTGAAGACTTCCCCTTCTATGGTATCGACTGGCTCAACGAGGCAGCGGATGACGGTGCAATAGACGACTTCTGGCTCTATCAGAAGACTGCTGACTATGACGCCGTTCCATTCCAGATGGCAGGCAAACTGCATGGAAAGGCTCACGCTGGCCGTGTCCTATTCATGTGTATGCTGCTGGCGTATATGAAGGGTCTGGACTTGGAAGACAAGGAAATTCTGATTGAGGCTGCACTGTATCACGACACAGGCAGACGTAGCGATTCCGAGGATAATACCCACGGTGGCGAGAGCGCAAGGATGCTGCAGGAAGCATATCCTGATACGGACCCCATCACACTGTTTCTGATGGAGTATCACTGCCGCCCCGATAAGGAAGGCTACGACTTCATCTCGGAACACTGGAGGGATAGGCAGGATGCGCTGCGCGTCAAAACACTCTTTGATATTTTCAAAGACGCTGATGGGCTTGACCGCGTCCGGCTCGGCAATTATGAGCTGGATATGTTCCAGCTCCGTACCGAAGAAGCTCGCAAGTTGCCGCAAATCGCAAAAATAACTGAAGAGCAACTCAAATTCTAAACACAAAAGCACCTCTCTTTTGAGAGGTGCTTTTTGCTTATTTTTCAAGGTTGCAACCAACTTGCGACAAATCAAACTAAATTCCAAGGAAAAAGCTAAGAGATTGGGTAAATAAGCAAAGAGAAACTCAAACTCAACTTTGCGTTTTCTTTGCAGCTCCGAGAGGCTCAATGAAGCGAGTTGCCCAGTCCTCCTTACCGCAGCGCGGGCAAGGGCGGTGCCAGTCGTACATGAGGTGTCCATCCACATCCACCTTATCGGTCAGTGGGGCAACCTGCCCGCAAGCGGTACAGAAGACGATATAGCGTCGGTCGGCGCCTGCACGCTGTTTGCCGGCGGCCATTAAGATGCCTCCTTAACAGCGCTGACCAGCGGGCGCTCCTCCAACATACCGACAACTGTACGCAGGGGCTCAGAACCGCCAAAAGCAGTAACGATGTGCTTCAAAGCACTCTCAGGAACGGAGAAGCTGTCCGAGGCACAGATGCCAACGGTCTTGCCCTTCTTTGTGTCCACCGTCACGAAATCGCCGGTATGGAGCGCACAACCGTCAGGGACGGAGAACAGGAAGGTCTGCGGGCATTTGGGGTGCTTGATGATGACAATGTTACGCATGATTTAATTCTCCTTATCCAGTTCAACGCCGCAATGGATGCAGCGGTTCAGTTTGATGGCACATTCAGGGCAGAGCGAATCTGCCGGGGTATTAAAGCAGATGATGACTTTGCCGCATTCGAGACAATGGCTTTCGGAGAATGCGTGAAGTACGATACGGTTGAAGCACTTGGCACAATGTCTATAAGGCAACCGCGAGGTTATGGTAGGTGTAGCTTCCATTTAGGACGCCTCCTTCTGAGCATACCAGCTCACAAATTTCGATACGTTGCGGGAATGAAGACTATGGACATCTTTGGCGAGCTTCCACTCGGACAGGTCTACCATCCAAGAAGGGTGCTTCTCCGTAAAGCAGGGGCAAGCGCGGTCGATGTGCTCTTTCTCGGATGCCTCGCGCTGGCGGATGTATTGCAGGGCCACGTTCAGGTACTTGATACCATAGGCGTAATCCACGCACTTACCTCCGATAATCCATCCACCAAGGTTCTTGGTGTTGATGGCGTAAGTCAGCCACTCGGAGTTCATAAAAGTGAGGTTGATGTATTCGTCGCGGAATACCTCAAAATTGGAACGGGCGCGTTTCTTGCCCTCGTCATCATACCAACGGCGGTTTATGGACTCGCCCTTCTCCACAGATACGAAGAAATGCGGCTTAGGCTCCATGACAGTTTCGATGATTTCAGCGTCATCTGTGAGATTACTGCCATCGCCATATGTGGAGTAGCGAATGCCATTAAAGAGATAATAGGTGCGCTGCTCCGGTGCGTCATACTCCACCAGATTGATGGGATAGATGGCGCAGTCATCAACGGAACAGTCGTGGGTACGGTTGCGGTCTCCCCTGCCACGGTCATTCCAGTAAGGCCTATACCTGTATTCTCTCTCCGGAGTCAAAGAAAGAACGGTCAAGATACTATCACCCTTCTTTGCGTCAGGCTTGTTGCATCGCTCCACAATGTCCACAAAGCTGCCGTAGCGGTTGTCGGTCAACCAGCGGTCAGCCATGGAAAACACGACATACTCGGAGGACTTGGAGATTTTGACGCCAGCCGGCAGAGAAAGGATGTTGGAGCTATCCACCACACCCTGTAGGATATTGAACAGGAAAATTCTGGAAACCATTTCCACGACCATACTTCGTGCCTGTGAACGTTCCTCTTTGACACGCTGCTTCCGCTGGTATTCATCCTCCTGCCCGATATACTCCGTATTGACGCGGAAATCTTTTGGATTTACTTCCATAATGAAGTCATCTGTCACATGGACTTCCTCCGGGTCAGTCCAACCGATATAGACATTTTCTCCGTTTCGGATAGTGATACCGATGGTGTTCCCGTGGTAGATATTATAGCTATCCAGCATATTGCTCCACGCCTCATGTCCAAAGAAATGCTTGCCGGTCTTGCTGAGACGAACCAGTGCCACGCACTTCTCACTGGGAGCAAAGGTATCCAGCGCAACAGGAGACGCTGCGAGAAACTCCTCGAAATACTTCAGCTTGCTTTCTTTCATGTTGTAAATGGAAGCAAGACGCCCCATCTCTTCATCGAGAAAACGGAGCTTCTGGAACAGGACGACCGGCTCCTTTTCCGGTGCGTTCCGGCCAGTGCGGATACGGGTAAAGTTGATTGTCTCACCCATGTAGCAGCGGATAGCATAAATCTGAGATTCCAACAGGTAAATCTGATTGTTCATCATTTCTACCTGTTCCTCCAGAGCCTCGCGTTTGGCGGACAGCTCTGCCATCAGTTTTTCCTTTTTCTGCTCCAAGGCGGCCATGGCACGCTCGACCTCTTCCTTGAGGGCGCGGAGTTCATCACTGGTTCCGTTCTTGGTATCTTCGATATTGGCTTTGAGAGCGTTCAGCTCCGCCTCACGGTCGGACAGGCCTTCACGCACCTGAGAGACCGAAAGAGACTCAGGCACGGATGCCGGCAGCGTCGATGAAGCGCCGTGCGTTGCGAGGGCTCGCATCTCGCTCACGGACATTGCGGAATAGTCCTTGACCGGCACATACTCCGCCACCAGAGAGTCCGGCTGGTAGAGAAAGAACCTACGACTGCCGAGGCCGACGACCATACCAATGCCCTCATAAATGCTATATATGTTGGCAGGCTGCTCATAGGTCTTACAGTAGTCGATGAACTCAGAAAGGTTCTTGAGGTAGTCCTCAATGCGTTTCCGCCACCATCTCTCATTGGTGTCACTATTATCTCGCGAGAGACTGGACAGGTCTGTGAGTCCAGAAAAGAGCGTTGCATCGTCTCTGTCATTCTCTCTGATAATGTGGGTTTCCTCCTGTCGGGCCTTTTCAAAGCGCCATTCACGGCTTCTCGCCGCCCACTCATTCTTGTACGCCCCGATGTCATTAAAGCGCACCGTCCCCAATATGGTGTTTTTCATGTCCTTTCACCTCACCCCAAATTTAAGTTTTACAGTAGCGGATAAAGTCCTGTGCCGAGAACGGCAGATTATCGTATCCGCAGTCCTTCAGATAACGGGAGACAACAGCAGAACTCATACTGATACGTCCATCTCCCGATGCCTTCATATGCTGTAAGCAGATGTCAGCATAACCATCTACCACATCAAGGTGTTCCAGACACCACTTCTCTACGCGGCGTTTGCGGGCCGCCAGAGACCGCTGTTCGGGATGCGGCATCTTCTTGTAGGTGTATGCCTTTGCCGCCTTCTCGCGGCTTGTATAGCCGAAGCCTTGGGCATCATCTAAAACCGCGCCAGTCTTGGGCTGTATCACGATGTAGCGAGGGTTATATTCAGCGGAAAGCTCCCGCGAGTAAACAACTTTGAAATAGTCTGCCATTTACAAGTCACCTGCCTTCCATGCCATTCCACCGATTTTTGATTTTTGTGCGCTTGCTAATGTTCCCCCAAGGTACTCCCACCTCGGCGTTGCACCGCCTCTCACGCAGAATTCAGCTCATGGCAAGTTCCTGCTTTAGCGACGGAGTTCGTCTCCACAGGCGTTAATTCCGGTTATACCATCCGTACTTTTTAAGTATGCAATCATTGCACACTTTTTCAAAATTTGGCATCTTGTGCTCACAAGCAACAGGAATGCGTGAGTGGTGTATAACCCTATTGTTTTAAGGCCCTGTATACTGTGATTCCCGTAGTCAACATGGTATACAACCCTGCTATTTCGGGGCTTTATATACCTCTCCGGCACTCTAATGGGACTGCGTTGATGGTATACACCACTGCTTTTTCAGGGTTTCATACACCCGACACAGGCATATTCAGTTCCCTAAAAGTGCTGACATCATCTCTCACATGAATGACCAGCTAACAGAGTATTCCTGCTTCCACGATGACCATGCATCTCCACAGGCGTTAATTCCGGTTATACCGTCCGTACTTATTTTTTACTTTTGGCGGAGAGAGTGGGATTCGAACCCACGGATGCTTTCGCATCGCCGGTTTTCAAGACCGGTGCCTTCAACCGCTCGGCCACCTCTCCGTATACCCGCCGCAGGGAGTGCCTACGGCGGGATATTGTTTTTACTCGGCATCGCCCTCAGCGGTAGCGGTAGGCTCAACACCGGAAGCAGATGCGGGAACTGCAACCTTACCACCGACAAAACCTGCCAGCAGGCTCCGCAGGTCGATACCCAGACCGTTCAGCATACCGTTGGAGACCTGAGTGGTAGAGGAAACGATGTCCTCAATCAGCTTCGTACTGTTACCCTCGCCGTACATGGTGATGGAATCCACATTAGTGAGAGGCGCGGCCACGTTCTTGGCAATTTCGGGCAGTGCGTTCATAATCATCTCGACCACTGCGGCTTCACCGTACTTCTTCATGGCCTCAGCCTTACGGTCGATACCTTCCGCTTCGGCCAGAGCCTTGGCCTTGATAGCCTCGGCTTCTGCGGCACCGACGGCCTTGATACCTTCGGCAATCTGCTCCTGCTCGAAGCGCTTGGCCTCGGCTTCCTGCTTGCGGGCGTACAGCTCTGCTTCGGCCTTCTTTTCGGCAGCGTACTTATCGGCATCTGCCTTCTTGCGAATATCAGCATCCAACCGACGCTCCTGCAGCGTAATTTCACGCTCGGCCAGTTCTGCTTCCTTCTCGCGCTTCGCAATGTCGGCATCGGTAGATGCAATATCGAGGCTCCGGCGCTGCTTCTGTTCCTCAATCTTATAGGCAGCATCGGCAGCAGCCTTCTTGATGTCGGAGGTCTCCTTCAGCTCGGCCTGCTTCACGGCCAGTTCGGTCTTACGAATAGAAATCTGTGTATCGGATGCGACCTGAGCCTCGTTCGCCTGACGAGCCGCCTCCGCCTGAGCAATCTGGATATCGCGCTCCGCTTCGGCCTTGGCGATAGAAGCATTTTTCTGGATTTGACTCATATTATCCTGACCCAGAGCATTGATAAGGCCCTTCTCGTCGGTCACGCGCTGGATATTACAGGAGATAATCTCGATACCCAACGCATTCATGTCAACCTGCGCCTTTGACTGGATTTCATCACCGAATTTCTTACGGTCATTGCAGATTTCCTTGAGCGTTATAGTACCGATAATCTCTCTCATGTTTCCCTGCAGAGAGTCCGAAATCGCCTGCTCGAAGCCACGGGCATCGGTGATGTTCAGAAAGTTCCGCATAGCCAGCTTAATGCCCTCATCATCCGTCCGAACACGGACCTTAGCGACAGCATCCACATCAACGCCGATGAAGTCCAGTGTGGGAATGTAGCCATCGGATTTGATGTCCACGGAAATCTGACGGACAATTAGCTTATCGACGCGCTCCAGAAACGGAACGCGAACGCCGGCACGACCGATAAGGATTTTGGGCTTCTTACGGAGACCTGAGACGATATATGCCATATCGGGCGGCGCCTTAATGTACCCCAGAATACAGATGATGAGGACCGCAATCACGATAATTGCGGGAATGAGAACAGCCTTGTTCCCAAAGAGCAGGTCAAACATAGTTCTTTCTCCTTTTGTTCTATTTAATCAGCGGAGTAGTCCGCATCCGCCCAGTTGAGGCCGGTGCCGTAATCAATCTTGACACCGGGCTGCACATTATAGCAAAACACACAGAACTCAATGGTATCATCCTCTACGGAGAGAGCTTCCATCAGGACGCCGTTCGCCACAAGGTTATCTCCTTCAAAAACAGGAGTCACACGATAAAGCACATGGTTGTTTGTCTCGTGAACGTAATCAGCAATTTCATTTTCAAACGGAAGCATACCAGTTACATTGAGGTAACGGGTTCCGGTGATGAGGTTTTTGACGTTGGCATTCTCGCCTGTGAGTTGGTAGCCCAGCAGATGGCAGCGGTTATAAAGATACTTGCCGTCCACAAAATCATATTTGGCAAGCTGCCAGCCAGATGGCTTTACCATGCCGATAGACCCTCGATTTTCCGTGGGCATCAACTCTTGACACACGTTTGCGTAGGCAGTCCCGCAGCGGCCAAGGTCGTCCAACTCGGAAAACAATTCGAACGGCTCTGTGGTTATATCAGCTTCTGTAAAAAATGGAACATTACCGTTTACAACGATATATGGCTCCCCGTCAAATGGAGCAATGTCGTCTAACGAAAGCCGGCTCTTATAACTCCCCTCGTAGATATCAGACGCTTCTGTATACGACAGATGGTTGTCGGAGCCAAGGTTCTCTGTGAGCTGCGGAATGAGTTCCACTCCGAGAAACACAGCAAGGGCAACAAGGAAAGCGAGGAGCCCTCGCAAGGCATTCGTGCCGTTGTTTTTCTTGTTATTATTCTTTACCATAACGCTTTCCTTTCGAGTCTTTTATGTTTCTATCGCAATTTTACTATAACACGAATATAAAATAATGTCAAGTCTACATGGTGCTTTTCGCTTGACATTATGTTCGAATATGGTAATATAGAAAATGTAGAAAAGCAAGTCCCGCCACGGTCTTTAGGGAATGTGGCTGTGGCGGGAACCTGCCAACGGAGGTATTTTATGCTTGAAAAACTTGTCAATATTTTTGAACGTATCAAAGTTTGGGTATTGACCCTTACCCCCGCACAAATCGCGAGTCTGCTGATTCTCATTGCCGCACTGTATGCGGCGCGGAAAGTAGTGAAAAAGGGACTGTCTGTTGTATTGACCATTCTGGCTGTTCTGGCCGGACTCTATTTCCTCGTACCGAGCATCTTCTACACTGTTCTCGGTTGGCTCACGAGCATCATTTAACCTACTAAACCCACTGAGGCTGTCAACTACGCCTCCACACTGAAAGGACAAAACTATGAATCACTATGAAACTCTTCGCCTGCTTTGGATTGTAGGCCGAACCGTTGCCACCTGCATATTTCTTGCCTTTATTCTTAAAAAGGCCAAGTATCCCATTTGGGCGGGGCTTATCCCCGTGTATAACATCATTTGCCTATTCTATTCCGTTTTTGGGAACCTTCGCTATATATGGCTGATGCTCATACCGGGTGTAAACCTCATCATGTGGATTATCATATGGGTGAAGTTCATACCTATGCTTGGCGTCGAATATCAAGGTCGCACCAGCTACCACACCCCTAAACTTTTTATTTGGATGATTTTCTTCCAGCTCATCGTCCTTGCAATTCTTGCTTTTGACGCCACAGAGTACAAGGGCGAATTCCCCGGACCGAACCCATTCTTAAAAAAACCTGTTTCAGCCAAGGCTGATGAGACTGTAGGTTGATAGAATTGGGAGAGTTGTATGAACAATCAAATTGGACTCAAAGAAGCGTGGGAACAGTTGCTGGCGTATGACCCTGCTGTCTGGATAGGAGTTTTTACTGCTATCGTTGTTTTTGCTATTGAAATCGTTTTATACAAAAAAGGAATCATTTTTTCGAGAGGCGAGAAAAAAATAGCGAAGGCAAAAGAAAGCGGGCATATGCTTTCTGCAACACAGGTAAAATGTCGTTATCACGAAAAGAGCTCTGGTGCAAGAAATTATGTAGCCACATACGAATATGAGCTTGATGGCTTGCACACAAAAACGGTTGTGACTTCAAATAGTATGCCGCCTTTGAAAATTACTCTCTACTACGATAACGGCAAAGTCTTTTCAGAAGCTGATGTAAGTTCAAGCCCATCAAAACTTCTTATGTATATTATCCCAATTATCGCTGCAATAGCGGTGATGAAAGCATTGGGATTTGAGGGCTAAACAGAGAAAGGAAGATGATGCCATATGGCGAGAGATAACACATGGACTTTCACTGCTGAGGAAGTCGCACAAATCAAAAAGCTGCCTAAGCGCCAGTTTAAGCTGGGTGCTGGGAATATCTGTACCGGATATTTCGATGACGCCAATAGTCGCTTCTACGAGTGCAGGGAGGACGGAGAGCTGACTGGCCGCGTTGGTAGCGCAAAGAAGCAGACGACTATCGTTGTTCCCGCTGCAAACGGCGGCGACGACGCGCCCCCTTCCGCACCTGAGAAAAAGGAAGCCTCTCGGAGCACGGAATCCCCCACTCACAGCACCGACACGCCCAGCTCAGGCACGGCAGAAACCCCCGACTGGCGCGAGCTCAAGCGGCAGGAGGAAGAACGGCTGAAGGCCGAGAGACTGCGGGAAAAGGAGCAGAAAAAGCAGCAGAAGCGCAAACCGGCGGAAAAGAACGTATCCGCAAGTGATGCGGCAGGAACGAGCATGGTCCCTGTAAGTAAAGGGAAGCGGTTTCTGAAAAAGGTCGTTTATCCTGCTGCAGCTATCATTGCCGGTGCCGCTATTGTCTTCTGCGTCTACACCACGCTGGCCAACCGCTCTGCACCTATCGGGTTTCAGTACCCCACGACGCTCCAGCGTTCTGATGGAACGACAGTTTCCACGTCCTACGTTCATGGAGATAGCGTGCAGGTGATTCAGGTCACAGACGATATACTGCCGGGAACGCAGTTCTCTAAGGATAATCTTGCCGTAGCAACCATTCCTGCCGACGTCTACAACTGCGCTGTGGCCATTGGCTCCAAGCTGTGTAATGTGGACATGGCATCCACTGTGGTGGGAAAATACGCGACTGAATATATCGGCGCCGGTCAAATTCTCCGCATCGACCAGTTCAGTGTAAACAGCACAGGAGGAACATCAGTTGCCGTCAACCCTTGGCTGGCCACTGATGAGGAAGATGTGCGAGATTATCTGTGGGAAACGGATACCAGCTTCCTCATGTTTGGACGCGAGGCTGTCATTACCATCAATCGCACAGTGGACGACAACAACCCCGCGTTGCGCGAGGAACTCTATGCGGATGACCCCACTATCGAGTACACCATCAGCGATAAGGACGAGCATAACCGGAGGCATGAAACCATTAAGCTGAATGCGGTGGTAAGCGACCTCCTGAACGCCGACGGAACGCTGCTGTTTGATGTCTATGCCAAGCTGGGAGCAATCCCGCAGGGCGAGTTGACACAGTATGTGAAAAACCATGTTAGCATCGCAAAAATGGTTCCCTCCATCGTAAGATTCCGTATGACAGAAAAGGCTGCAACCGTGTATGACGCAGCCATGGTCACTGGTGCAGATGCAACACTTACCAGCGGTACGGTTACGACCGTGGAGCTACTGGAGGAGCTGGAAGCAAACACTCCCGAACGCGCCGCACAGCTCAACATCTGCCAATTTGTAGACCGCGTGCTCTGCGGTGATACCGCACCTCAGAACACGAACCCCGTACAGTAAAAATCCGTAAGGAGGAATCCTATATGAAGAAGTTCATCGCATTGACTCTGGCCGTGCTTATGGCTCTGACCATTGTGGGCTGTGGAAAGAAAGATAAAGATGAGGACACCGGCGAACCTCAGTACAACCTCGAAAATCCCGAACCCATCCCCGACGGTGAAGAGGACTCCCAAGGATATATCGGGGATGGCAAGTACCGCAACGACATCAAGTTGAGCTGTACGCTGGAATCCGGCTATGAGGTCACGCTGGGTATGGGCGACAAGGATGCCGGCGTCAACGCCATCTACTTGAATCCCACCTGCAACGACCCCAACGGTGCGGCGTTCTATATCAAGTGCGAGCGTACGACATATCCCCTATACTTTATGCCGGAAGAATACGCAACGGTCAAGCGGCAAGATTTTTACACAATGGATACCAACAGTATTGCAGCCTTTACTTGGTATGACGATGTGCTGGGAATTGACGCGACCTACCGCGATGTAAACAAATTCGGTGTTGCGTGGCAGGACTCCATTCTTGTGGATGGATATAACGGCAATGAAACGCTGACAATCCGCGTATGTGATAAGGCTACGGGCGAAGACCTTGGCAGCTTTATCGCACACATCAACTACGACAAGGCAGCGGATGTTTACTACCTCGCAGATATGAGCGCGGTCATTGAAGGCGCCGATACTGAGACAGATACCGCACTCGCTAACTAAAAAAAGAAAAGGAGAGATAAATCATGCCCGCAATTATCAGTGATTCCAAGCAGCAGCAGGCACTCCAGCAGGTCTCAGACGGACTAAAAGCAGTCGCAGACATCAATACGATGTTAGATATCGCTGCAAAGGATAACGCCTTTACGGTATCGGCAAAAAGCCGTAAAAAGCCTGCTATCGTTGTAGATGAACAGGCCGCGACACGTATCCAGTCCGCCATGAAAAACTTCCGCGAAAAAATGGTCAAGAAAATCCGCGATACCGCTGAAAGGCAGCGTATTGCACTGTCCGAGGAGGATGAGGCTATTCTCAACTGGGGCGTGACCCCTGTTGCAGCGGAAGCCACAGAAGACGAGGACAGCGATGATGGCCTTGTGAACGAGGCCAATACGCCGGAAAACGCCTTTACTCCGGAAGAGTCTGAACCTCAGGAGGATGCAGAAATCGGAAGGCCCTTCTTTTTCAATTAACTTTCACAACACGAAAGAGGTCTTGCCACAAGGCAAGGCCTCTTCTAAACGCAAAAAACCGGCCCGTAGGCCGGCTTTTTTCACTTTTCTGAAGAAAGCTCCGACTTGACTTCTTCTGTGTCCTTCGCATCGGAAGGCACATAGATTTCTTTGTAGGCCAAGAGATGCGTATTATCTCTTGCACGAACATAGATGGTGTACTTAAAGCCGGGATACAGGTCTTTGTTCTTGCGGTCAGGAAGATTAAACACATGGGCCTCTTGACCTTCGTCTTCCCCTGTTACAAAAACAACCTCTTTGCTGTCCCGTGGCCATGACCGAGACCGCACAGAGCGGCACAAAGCAATATGACACACGATGTCCCCATTCTGCCATTCTGTTCGCAAGTGTAGGGCAGAATAGACAACATATCCTGCCAGCAAGAGGATAACGCCGGCAAAGGGAAGCATTGCCTTCAATTCGGACTTCTGCAGGCAAAGCGTTGCAATGAGGATAACCACAATGGCACCGGCCATCAAGATTCCCTTCATCGTGAGGCGCTGCAGAGCTTCAGGATAATCGCGAGTATCGGCGACGATATCGCTCTGGAGGTCAGGCTCAGATTTATTCACCACAAGAACCACCTCCAGTTGCAGAGAAAGAAGGTTTGATACGGCGTCCACGGAAAAAGAGCCGCGAGTTCGCTTCGCGTCCGGTTACTGAGCCGATGACCAATGCCATTTCATCCGATGTTGCCACACCTGTGGCCATATTTCCGGACGCAACAGCCACCTCCATCAGCTTGTCTGCGGGAACGTCAATTACTGCGGCTACCGCAGCAGCACGAGCCTTCGGCATCTCCTTGTAAGGGTATGTGGAAAAAACATACTGTGCGAGTCCCTGAACGCCAGCCATCTGTTCCAGATAATCAAGCGTAACTCCCTCCCTGTTCAGATAATCCGCAATGAGAGGATAACCCTCGCTGAAATACCACGAATGAGCGCCACGGATATTGTTGCAAAGCATCACAACATCCGCAACAGGAATACCCGTTGTCTCTGAAGCGGCGGATATGGGCGCGTCCTTATTCGCGACAAAAAAACCGACCACAGACCTTACCTGCTCTTCATTCAGTGCGGGACGGGGATACCTTTTGGCCTTATCATTAGGAAAAGGAATCTTCTGCAGATGCAGATACACCTGCTGCCGGGAAATGCCAAAGGTATCAGCAATTTCCTGCACAGAGTAGCCGTTCCACCGCATCAGCGCAATATACGTCGCCATGCGCTCACCCCATTGTGCGTTTTCAGACTTTGTTGTTGTAGCGTCAAACAAACCAAATCGCCTCCTTTAAGTAGTCGCCGGCTTCGTAGAAGAAATTGATGGTACAAAGAACTGCGACACACGCCAATACAAAAGAAAATGCGTGACCAGCAGCACTGTCCGTCTTTATACCGAATATCCAGAAGCGATGGGATATCGGCCAAAGCAAAGGAACGCCGGCTTTATTGAAAAGGTCGAGCAAAATATGAGTTGCTCCACCAATAACAAACGCAAGGATATAGGTCAACCATTCAGCACCCAAGAGCAGCTTCAAGGCCGCGTACAGCGCCGCCCAAATGAAGGGCGCATGGGTAATACCCCTATGCCCAAAAAGAGCATTTACGGCAGCGGACACGGGTCTATTGCGTCGTCCTGCTCTGCTACGCGGAAGGTCTATGTCAGGCGCGAGGGAGCCCGCCATGGACAGTCCAACCATTCCGACACACGGAAGAATGCCGTCCGGCGCCGGAAGTCCAAATGCTCCGAAGATTTGTGCCTGCACAAGAAGTAATCCTGCCGTGTATCCGGCAAAAGTATGGGTTCGCCCGTCCAATGGTTCACCTCCTAATGTTTTGAACGGGGTATAGCACAATAACAAGATTCTTGTTATTTATATCGGAAATCACAGGTAAATAACAAGCATCTTGAACAAATGTTCTGGTACATCTTTGTAGAATAGAACACTTGTACTATACCATAGACTATGTTAAAATGTCAACTATGATGCAGCATCACCGATGTCCAGAGCGCCGACTCCGCGAAGAACCACGCGACGTACTGCGACTACCGGAACGACCACCAGAGCGCGAGGAGGCTCCTGCGGGTTTGGTGCTGTTGAACTGAAGCGTAAAGTTCGGGCCCCAATCACTGCGCTGACTGTCATCCATCACAAGGTCTGCCGCAAATGTACCGCCGTCCTTCTTGGTCAGCTTCGTCTTATGGACAGGTTTTCCGGCGAGGAAGTTTTTGACATCCTTCTCTGTGAATGTGATGTGCTGGAACAGGGTTGGTTTTGGCTTTTTCCAGATTGTAAACTTACATCCACTCTTCCAGTTGGAACAACCAAAGCCCATTTTCCCCTCTATGATGTTCCCACCACAGCGAGGACAGACTCCTATCGGCGTGAATCCCTTCCTTGTCGGGACAATGTTGGGGTCCACTTTAGGATGCGGTTGCTGCAGGAAATCTTTGAGCATAGCCAGAACATTTTGTTCCAGCTTCTCCGGCGTCGCCTTTCCCTCATGTATCTCCTCTTGGATGACCCACCACAAGGCGGTGAGGTCCGGTCCACGAAGGGAATCGGGGAGAATGCGATACAACTCGCGTCCAAGCGGAGTGGAAATAAGGGACTTCCCCTTTTCCTGCAAGAACCCTCTTGAAATGAGACCGGAGATTATCTGGTCCCGTGTTGCGCTGGTGCCGATAGCCCCGTTATTCTCCTCCACGTCGGCATCTTTCTTCAGCAGAGTGCTCTTGATGAATGGGTCTGTAACATACTTGGCAATACGGCTCATATCCTTCGCCAGCGTGTACTGTGTGTAACGAGGAGGGGGATTTGTTTCCTTCTCTAAGACCTGAGCGTCGGAAATAAAAGCATCGTAACTGCCGGCGGGTATCATACTCAACGCTGTGGGCGTATCTACACCTTCGCGCATCATCACGAGATAACCAGGTTTCAGCACACCAGTGCTGGACGCCTCTAAAGTGGCGCCGTCCGGTAGCGGGACGACCAGCTTTGTTGTTTCCTTCTCAGCGGGCGGAAAGAACTGGATAAGATAATACTTACAAATGGCAAGATATACGTTTCGTTCCCGCTCCGTCATCTTGTTGAGGTCGAGATTCACATTTTGAGGAATGATACCAAAATGCGCTTCAATTTTAGAATCGTCGAAGCACCGCCCCTTCGTCTTGAAGTCCATACCAAGAATAGGGTTGAAATTTCCCTTTCCTACCGTGTTTATGTTTGCGATAACGGTACGGGAGGTGGCGGGAGCTTCCGCAAAGTAGTTTTCGGGGAGATATCGCACCTGAGTACGGTTATATGTAATGGCGTTGTAGTTATCGCGTAAAGACTGCGTGATTTCCATGGTGTCGTCCAGCTTGTAGCCGAAACTCTTCAAACAGTAACCCTGCAATTCCAGCATATCAAACGGCAAAGGCGGTTGTTCTTTGGAAATCTTTTTTGTAACGGCAGCCCCAGAGAACTGTTTTCCGGAAATCATCGCAGACTTGCTCTCCGCGTAAGGTCTTTCCAAGATAAGCCCGTCAGTCAGATGAGGGTCATCTTTCTTCGGCCTGTACTTCGTCTCAACGACCTTACCCTCAACAGAAGTCTTCGCTGAGACCTCATAGTATTTAGTTTTTACGTGGTTTTCGATAAGCATATCACGCTCGACCACAAGCCCAAGGGTAGGAGACTGCACACGTCCAACTGTCAGCGAAGCATTGTTGACCAGCGAATAATACCGGCTCATATTCACACCAACCATAAGGTCGGCAACGCTCCGTGCGTAAGCAGACCACCCCATGTTCTCAAAGAGACGGTTATCCTTGAGGTTGTTGAGCGCACGCTGCAGCGCAGGGATAGAGGTGTCGCCCGTCGCCAAACGGTAAACGGGGCCACGATAACCGTGCCAGCGAAGCAGCTCGTCAATAAGAAGCTGCCCCTCTTCATCAGGGTCTCCTGCGTGGATTACACAGGAACACTGCTTCAAAAGCTCCCCAATGCGCGAAACGCGCTCGTTGGGATTCACGCCTCTCCCGTTATACTCTTTCACCTTTGTTTGCCAGTTCGGGAAATAAATCGGCAAGGCAGACAACTCCCATTTCCCAAACGCGACATCATAGTCCTCAGGCTCCTTCAGAGAAAGAAGATGTCCTTGCGAACAGACGATTACATATTCACCTTTCACGGTTGCACCACGGTCATAATGTGCTGTACCGGGAATAGCTTGGGCAATCAAGTCGCCAAGCTGTTTCTTTTCAGCCAGTATTAGTTTAATGTGGAAACACGACCTTTCACAGCAGGTGTTAAAAGCTCCCAAAAGGGCTTATTTCTTCGATTTCATATTAGCACGAACATAAAATAATGTCAAGTACACGGAGCGTAAAAAGGGTGGCTCATGTGCCAAAATCATTTAAGTCGTAAGGGAGAAAAGCAAAACGTCTAAAAACGTAAAATTTGGTAAGAATATCTACATTTAGTACAAAAACGAGCAGAATCCTTTAACAAATGATTAAAAGATGTTACACGAAACTGTAACATCCCACAAATTAACACAGCTTATATTAGGAATAATGTCAACACGAAAGACATGATTGTTCCAATTTTCACAAGTCGTAAACTTGACAAAATTGTGTAATCGTGGTAGAGTGATATTGAATATGGAACATAAGCGCTGGCAGACGACTTTCACTGCCGCAGGAAGCACTTACTCCACTTTTGCGGCATAGAAGCAGCGGCTTGTCAGCGCTATTTCCATGTACTCTTGCCAGCCCAATACGCGGGAGCAATATCTCGAATGGCGAACAAAACACGCCACCGTCATCGTTTTCAAAGGAAGAAAGGAAAAAGTAGCAGCGTAGAAGGAGGTCACGGGAAATGCAGCGAAAACAGAACAGTAGAATCTATGAGCACGGAACCAGCAACGAAGAAAAACAGAACAAGAAAGATAATGACGACCTCATTGATGACGTTTGCCAATTCACAGGCAGCACAAGCGACGCTGTCCGGAAGTCTGTAGAAATGGCAGTCAACGACCCTCTTTCCCTTATGGATGTGATGATATCCATTATGGAGTTTGGAGGGGACGACCCCGAAACAGCGAAGCGGCTTCTCGACATGGCAGAGCTTCGCCTCAAGACCCTTGTGAAGCAGCACGAAATTTACGGCACCCGTGCGCCGCACGACCTTGTCCCCGAAGAGCAGAGTCTCTGTCGGGCTTTCTCTCCCCGCGAGGTGCTGCGGATGTGGTTGTTTAGGCGCGAAAATGTCATTGTTACCCCTATTGCCAGTATCTACGAATCCATGTCCGACATGATTACGGATATCTGTGATGAGAATAAGTGGGGCAGGGCAAAGGGAGAGGAATTCATCCAGCGTGAATATGCGAACCACTATCAGTTTATTGATAGTATTGGGCTTATCGTGTACGAGCTGGACGCATAGCAACCTGCAAAGACAAATACATTTCAAAATTAAAATTTCTCAGGAAGCAGCCCAAGGGTTGCTTCCTTTTTTGAAAAAAAGACCGATGGGCTCACCACCGGTCTTTTTCGCTTATCCATTTGTGTTCTCGGCTTCCTTTTGCTTCAAGCGAAGAACTCTGCGGATGAATGGTTTTACATAGGTTTCGTCAGGCGCGAGGGAGTACCCAAGAGCCTCCGCGTACTCCACCGCCTCACGGGACGGCGTTCTCCCCTCGCCCACCTTTCGGATAAAGCCCTGAATGGCTCTGGGAGCCTCCTCATAGGCTTCGTCGCCCTTACGGGTGTATCCACCCTTCTCTGCCGCTTCCGCGCCGTCGTAGGCGTTCCTGAGGCGTCCTCCGCGACCGTAG